TCACATCACCGGGCAGTCGTCGTCATCGCTTGCACGATTGATGAAGAACGTCACTCTGCCCAACACTTCCACCTCTTCCAGAGCGGTTCCCTCTATTGCCTCGCCATCATCCGTGATCAATGACTTACCCATCAGTTTTGCAAACTGCGTGTGGCCGTCGCACAAAATTAACAATACATCTCCTGGCCTTTTTTTCGTGGCTGGCTCAATGACTGCAAACCCAACATCTGTTTCAAGCACCCTGCTTTCGGCCCCTATGTTGCACAGAACGGATGGAGAAAGTTGGCGTTCGACGTAATCGGTTGCAGGTGATGCAAATCCCATCAGAGGACCCTCCCCATGTTTCTCAGGATCCAGTACCGGTTATCGCTACCGTCTGTCGTCTTGTCAGCGAAGCCTGGCTGATTGCGCTCTATCCATGCATTGGCGTCGGCTCGGGTGAAGTGCCAGTTAAAACTACGCAACTTTTCTATAAAGCTGTCTGTTCTCAGGTAGCGGTAGCCCTTTGGGTTAAGCTCTATGGCCGCAATAAAGGCGGCCTGAATATCTGAAATTCGGGGCATAATCTGCACTCCCTTTAATGCTGTGTTTATATACAGTAGTTTCAAATGGAATGCAGATCAATTTGGGTTCGCCTATTAATTTTTAAGGCTGAATGTCCTCAGGCTGCTCTGTCAGTTCAAGAGAAGCTTCGGAAGCTCTTGTTTTCCAGATGCTATCCTCTGGCATATCGAGGCGAACGTCGATCCAGCTGTTGGCCGGAACATCCATAGGAGCCCCTTTTGTTTTGACGATCTCCCCTTCATCGCTCAGCATGTATTTCCGCTTAAAAAGCCGAATCGTCAGCCCACCGCTTTCTGTCTGCTCTGCCTCAACTACACCCAGCTCTCCCATTCCGCCCGGGTCCATTGGAGGGAGGAGCTGCCATCCCTCAGACGCCAGGCCTGCCGAACCAGTGAGCTTGTAAACCCCAATATCGAGGCGGGAAAGGGTTATCCCCTCCGCCTCGGCGTTCGCCGTACCACAGCCGCACCAGGCGAATTCCTGTTCGTCGATGTCAGTGCGCTGACATTCCTTCTGGCTTTTCACAATACGGGCTACAGGCGATGCTGCCTTAAGCGTACCGTCACTGGCTTTGGTGGTATTGCCAGTGGTGTAGAGCTCATTCCACGCCGAGAAGTTATTACCGCTTCGCCCCCGTACCGCAGCTCTTCCTGTTGTCGGCGCAATCTGTAGCATTCCATAAACGCCCTGGTACCTTGACATAACCAGCATTGGGGCAAAATTATCGAAGTACTGAACGCCACCATCACCAGGGCCTCTGTAAATGCCGCTGTACTCGTTATACCTGCCGTCATTACCACCCGGATGAGCTATGTATGTCCCCCATCCAAAATAACCACGAGCCATCAACCCCTCACTCGCGTAATCAGGTGCATACAACGAGTTTCTTGTAGCCGCATCACCCAGTTCCAGATTTTTTCGGGCTCCCGCAGCAGTCGATGCGCCGGTACCGCCCAGGGTCATCGGCACCAGCCCGTTCGGGTCTTTCTGGACCACTGACTGCATGCCCGGAACGGTTACTTCCTTGCCGTTGATGGTGATCGTCACGGTGCCGGCTGACTGCATTACGTCAGCGAACCCGCTCATGTAGCGCTGGTACATCGTGAAGGTTTCAGCGATATCCTGCGCCAGCCCATCCACGCTCAGACTGTCACTCAGAAGAATGGCAAATCGGGTTCCGGCGGGAACTGCTGGGTTAGCCGCTGGCGTTACGGTGAGACTTGTTGCGCTGCCAATGGTGGTAATCTGAAATACCTGCACAGGGCTGGTCATTGCAATAACGGTACATCCGTTACGAATAAGAGATCCAGCAGCAGTGAAGTTTGTGCCGGTACCTGTAAGGGTGTTTCCGCTGATCGCGATAGTGCCAGTGGTATAAATCATGTTTTCTCCAGACAATAAAAAAACCCCGCCGGAGCGAGGTTGATTAAAAAGACAGTTTATTCAGACGTACATATCGGGTAGAACGGGAAGGTTCAGTGGCGTTACCGTGTCATTACCAAAAATTGCATACCGCTCGCGCCCAAGATATTTCCCACCCTGAACTGAAGCACTGCCGTTCTGTATTTTTATTCCAAACATTCGATACACATACATGCCATTTACTTCGTGAGCCATCAGCCCGAATCTGCCCAGCGGAACATAGCCGCTGCCGATGCTCACGGCATTTTTCGAAGGCGTCCAGTGTTGGTTGAGGTAGACGAAAGGCCGCTTTGTCGTCGAAAACGTGCAAGCCCCGGCTGCATTGAAGATGTTTAGCCCCGTGCCAGGCTGCGGCGCCACGCCACTGGCGAATATGACGATATCAATCGTGCCGGTTGTCGGAGCGTCATCGTTGGTGGATGGAGGGCTGAAGAACCTGACCGTGTTGCCATCGAAATCGACTGTGTTACCGCTATTGCAGCGCCCAAAGACGATATATTTGGACTTGTCGTATCCCGCTATTGTGGGAACTGCCCAGCCGCCAGTGGGGACATTGACGGTCCCCTTCCAGATACACTGCCCTGACTGCGTGGCATTGGTAATCGCCAGGAAGTCAGTACTGTCATCAATAAGCAGGCCTTCTCCTTTACGCTGGCCAGGAGGAAATATCTGCCAGATGCTTCCGGGGAACGTGTACGTACTCTCACGCTCACTGATGCTCACATCCTTCATCGTGGAATTCTGCGTCACACGGCCACCGGATATGGTGACCGAGTTCATTTTATGAAGCAGCCCTGAATCAAGATAAGCCGTTGCGTGAGGGATAAACAGCACCTGCGCCCCGGAAACATAACCGGCAACATCAGCGTACTTGGCTTTCTGGTAGCCACTGTCAAAGTAGGCTCCAAAAGACGGGCACCGAAGACCCGCCGTTATCTCCATCCGCTTTCCGCCATCATTCAGATCAATTAGTAGTCCTTTTGGCATGTTATGTCCATTCTCCAAGTACGATACGTCCGCCTCCGGTCAGGTTGATAGTCACACCATTACTGTCTATCACCGTCGCCTTGTTCGGCCCACTGAATCCAAAGTTACCCGTTGTGGCGTAAATCGAGCCACGAACAGTCACGTTGTTAAACACGGCATACCCGGACTTGTTGATATGCCATCCGACATTCCCTGTTCCATCCCAGGTTGATGACTGGATGTAATTACCGATTTTACTGTTACCGATCGTCCCCTCCCCGATAACAGCATCGCGGATTATCAACTGACCATTTTGCGTGGTGAATACGATGGTAGGGGTTCCTCCTGCCTGCATCATCACTGCAAAACGATCTGCGAGGAATAATACCTGCGACTGCATGCCAGATGGAGTATTCTCAACACCTATCCCCATACCAGCAGCATACTGTTTTCCGTTCGCATCCACGGCAACCTTGATGCTGTACATCGCCTTCAGGTCGCCGTTGACGTTCGCAATGGCCTGCGCGTTGGTGGTGATCGCTGAAGTGTGCCCGTTGATGGTCGCCGTAATACCGTTTATCTGCGTGGCCGTGGCCTGCTGATAATTGGATAACGTCTGATTCAGGCTGTTGATTGCTGCCTTGTTGCCGTTCACGTCAGTCTGCAAACTCAGCAGCGAACGCGCTGTTGCCTCCCTGTCGCTTGCCATAACATTATCAATACGATCGATGCTGGCCTTACTGTCACCGTACTGCGCGCTGAGTCTCACCTGCTGATCAACCTGCGCCAGCGTACTCGTTATTAGCGCGATAGCGTTATTCTGGATGCCGCCGCTGGCAGTATCGGTTCTTGCTCCCAGCTCCTCCAGGCGTGATGCCATTGATGAAGTCGTGTCGGTGACAACCTGTCGCAACGTGGTGATATCAGCAGTATTTTGTGAGCTGGATTGTTCAGCTGCATCTGCCTTACCTGATGCAGCGTCAGCTTTACTCGAAGCCGAATCAGCTTTATCAGAAATGACCTGAGTACTCGCAGTGAGCTGATCAACAGCAGTAGCCCTTGCCTGCGTTTCATCTGACAGAGCCTGCCTTACCTCGGTAATTCCCGCCTCGTTCTGCTCAGTTTTTGCCTCAAGACGAGTAACATCCGTGACGCGAGCCTCCGTCTCAGTGGCGATCACCTCCCGGAGTTGTTCGAAGGTCGCAGAGTTAGCGCCCTGCTGGGCTGTCTGCCGCACGACAACATCAGCAATAGCAAGCGCGTTGCCGATGATTGCTTCTGCTGTCTGCTTATTCGATCCAACCGCCGCTGCAAGACCGTTTGCATTCTCTTTGATTGCATCAGCCAGTTCTGCGAACTTTTCACTGCTCTCCACCGCGCTCTCGATCAGGTCTTTGAACGTATCAGTCTCTTTAATCTCCTCCAGGATTGCATCGGTGATATCGCTAAAGTCATCCGTTGGCTTTCCTGAAGCCTCAACAAAATCAGAAACCCCGAACGCGTTGCGTGTCCGGACATAAACGTAATAGACGTGGTCAAACTTGAGCTTTTGAATGGTCCACTGGTTCCCCCTTCCGAGGAATTGAGTTTTGTTCTCAATATCATCGGTTAATGGGATTGGCGTCTCGCCAGCGTACCAGAACTCAAAAGAGGTATCTGATGTTGCCGTTACAGACATAACTGGCACCAGAGTGGCCTGTAATGGTCCGGGTATCCACTGAACGGAGTTAGGAGCCTTTGGCGCGCCTATAATAAGACTCACCTGAGTTTCGGCGCCTTTCATCCCGTTTTCATTGCGCCCACGAACGCCGAGCGTGTAGCTACCGGCAGCAAGGCCGTAAAACTCATACCGGAACTGGTCAGTTTCGTACTGAGATACCAGCTTCCCATCAGCACTGTAGATGTACAGCTCAAACACCAGCTTTTTAGTAGTGGTTGCCGTCTCCCACGTTGCTGTAACCTGGACGGTCTCGGTGTTTGTGTTCAGGATTCGCAGGTTTTCCACGTTAGGCACGCGGTAGCCGTTCAGCGTATCGCTGGGAACTTCAAACACTGCACCCTCGTCAACGATGGCCTGTTTGTTGGGGTCGTGCAATGAGGCCGTTATGCTGTATACGGAGTTGTTTTCCGTTTCGGCAACGCTCAGTATCCGGAAAAGGCGAATCGCAACGCTTGCGGTTGAAATGGCAAATACAGTTCCCGCCCTCACCCATTCAGGTTCGTTTTTGAGTGTGACGTTGTTTCCGTTAACGCCATCAATCTCATAGCGAGAGAACTTTCCGTCCCTCCCCATAATCGACATAGTGGAGCCGTCCGTTACTACCGAGGAATCAACCGCGTCAACCGTTATCACCCTCCCGGAATGAGAAACAACTCTCCCCCCGAGGCGAGTTCCTGCGTAGTCATTATCCATGACCTCAACGATATCACCCGGCGTGAAGTGGATAGCATCGCGTGCCATCTGGAAAGACAGTCTGCTGCTTTCACGCTTTGCTGTTTCCAGCAGCCATTTACCTGCCCGCCATGCCTGTCCGCGAGAGGTGCAGCCAAACGCCTCCAGAGTGGTTTCGTTGTAGTTCCCTTTGGCTATCATCTCATCGTCGGAAACGTACTCTTTCACCTGCTCCCATCCGTTGTCGGGGTCAGTCCAGGACACTACAACCGCATTGTATTTCTCTGAACGCTTTACAGAGCTTCGTTTGAACTCGCCATTCACAACGTTGGCGTTCGTAATTGTCGCAATCGGATCCTGTGGAGCGTCCAGCATTACGGACAGGCGCAGGCCGTCCCACAGCGCAATGCCACGGAACATGCTCGCTATCTTGTCGAGAATGTCTCGCGCACTCGCCTGCTCTGTGATGTAGGCGTTGAGCGTCATGCGTGGCTCTTTGCCGCCATACCCATCATCTACAAGCTGATCGCAATATTGCGACAGAATGTAGAGTGCGCCATCGTCAACATCGATGTATCCGGCGCGTTTCGCCAGGCCAAATCGGGTGTTTTTCGCCAGCTCACGGAACAGCCACGCCGGGTTGTTAGTCCATGCCTTTTTGAAGCCCCCCGTCCACAGCCCGGAGTAAGTTCTGGCAATTGGCTCGTAGTTATCCGGTACGTCAACGATCAGCCCGCGAAGATGATATGTGCGGCTCGGCGTGTCGGTGTACTGGTCACGGTCGATGACTGAGCCGGCAACAGCAGAGAACGGATAGCTAAGGTTGTCGTCGGTGATCTCGCTGTAGCTGTTCCAAACAGTCCCGTTTGACAGCAAATCGCTGCTGCTGTCAGGCGTAATGCGGCGAACGCGGATATCAAACGGTTTGGTGTCGGGGGCATCAATGACGTGCGCCTCAAGGTACTCGCCAGAGATTTTCCCTGTAATCGTCACCGTCTTCTCCATGACCCAGCCCGACGAGCCAGTTCTGGTCTCGATAACCATCGTTACAGAGGTGTTTTTCTGGTTACCCTTGGAGTCCTGCTCCATGAGCCCGGTGACGCCGATGTTAAAACGAACGCGGGTCACGTCCTGATCTGTCACGGTTCTAACCAGCGGGGTATCGTAAGTGACCTCAGTGTTAACAATGGTCGTCGCTTCGATTGCAGAGAAGCCGTTGATTGGCTCCTGAGTTTCCGATCCAGGTCGCCAGGCAACACTAATGCCGTTCACGTTGACATTACCGTTCGAGTCAGTGATAGGCGTCTTATTAAGCTTGAATGAAGACAGGTGCTCCTGATCCACCGGGCCCGCGATTGGCCCCTCAGATATCAGATCCAGTACCCGATAGAATTGTTTTGATTTGAGGTTATCGTCGAGTAGTTTTGGGGTTGATGCTTTACCGCCACCTGAAGACATAGCGCCACCTTAGCTGATTGATTCTTCCCAGTCGGAATTATTAGATGTGTCGATCCCGAGACTTATTACGTTGCTGCCGACCTCCATCTCGCCGAGGAGTATGGGGACAGGATGCCCCTGTCCGACCCTGTTTTCTGCACTGGTAAACGAGTTATTCGTGAGGGTGTTTGTTTCGGCCGCTTCCGCTGAAGTTTTGCTTTTCATGTTCCGGGACATGTAGATGGAGTAAGCAACCGAGGCGGCAGAGAGCACCAGTGAGGCAATGAGAACTATCGTACTGGTCTCAAGTCCCGCCCCCTCAACCACCGGGACAAACAGCACTACAGAGCCATCCTTCAGGCGCCGATCCATGTGCCACTGCACCGAAGACGTTTCAACATCCTCACCCGCCACTCGCATTCTTACTCTGGCGTTCAGGAATGCTTTTTTGAACTCATGATTCTGAGCAAGCAAAAGACGAATGCCCTGGGCAGGGGTATCAACGCTCAGCTCGACTTTGCGGAAATGTCGGCGTAAATGCCCTGCAAATTTAAAGATGAGCACTGTTCATGTCTCCATATGGAATGCATCTGCTTAACGTATGCCGGGCGCATTGGTTCTCTCCGACTAAGGTGTCCGGCATGGTCGTGATGAAGTACCATGTTGCCATCGAGCAGAATCATTGCGTGGCAAGGGTCGGCGCCGGGGAATGGCTGCCTGATTATTACGTCACCTGGCAGCGCTTCTCCCGGCGATACCTGATTGAAGCCATTGCGCGACATGTTGTTCAGATAGAGATTCTCCCCTCTCAGCCACCAGCCATTCGTCCTTTCGAAGTCAGGGAGGTCAATGCCGCACAGGTGATACGCATCACGGAATAGCGTGTAACAATCAGTCACTCCGTGCTCGAACCGCCTCCCCAAAAGGTAATCCAACGGCCTGAACGTTCTGATTTTCCCGTTACAGGCCAGCACCCATGGAAGGCCCGATGCAACCTGGCATTTACGGTCGGATCCGGACAGAACCGGGCTGTTCATTGGGTGAGAGTGGAATACCGCAGTCACCTCTCCAGCCTCCTCGGCCGCCAGCCAGTCATCATCACTGATTCGGAAGTGCTTTCCAGGTTCCGGGTGAACATTCCGACAGCGGAACAACTGCCCGCCATCCAGGATTAAGCCGCACACCTCATCCTGCGACGATGCCGCATAATCGAGTAATTCCTGCATCATGAAACCTTCTGAGAGCCGGGGAAGCTGCTGATTGGCATTGGTTCCGGTCGTGGATAACGGAAGCGGCAGCCGCTACGGCGGTGAGAGCACTTATCTTTCGCCGGGTCAGTGGTTGGATTGTCGCGCTCGTCTGCAACCGGCGGCCCGTCATATCCGCACCCGACGCCGCGATACTGCCACTGGCAGACGTCGGCAAGGATGGTTCGCGCCGGGATGATAGCGTTGTCGCAGTCAATCGGTGTCGCCAGCGTGTAGGTCACCTGCTCGAACGTCTCTTCCGTCATCTCCTCAACAACGTAGCGGGAAACCGCTTCCTGCGTCGGATCTGCGTCAGGGTTGCCATTGGGGAAGTTCACCGCGTCCAGGTATTTCACCGGAACCTGACGGCGGGTGATCACCACCCCAAGCATGTCGTCGAAGTCATGGTTTATGCCCGTCAGTAAACCCGTGACGTTCGCCACCACCATTGTTGGCCGGGCATATGTGCCTTCGTTCTTTGACTCGAACCCTTCGACTGCTATCGGGTATGCCTGATACTGATTCCCCTTCCAGATCACATTTCCGTAATATCCATTGGTGCCGGAATGGAACCGGATAAGGTCTCCGCCAAAGGGTTGCAGGTCGGCTTCGAACAGGTCGATAAACGCGCCTACTCCGGCGTCGACGCTATCAATAATCATACTGGCTGGTATGTCGCGCACGGCAAACTCCCATAAAAAAAGCCACCAAGTGGTGGCTACTGTTTGAATATCAGGATGTTGCTTACTGATAACCCTGGTTAACGTGTAAGCTCAGCCCGTCAGTGGTGGGACACTGACGTAACCATCGAAGGGGGATGGCTGATTACCTCTGATAAAGGAAAAATAATGTCAGAATTGAAATTAAACGCTATTGACTTTATTTCTTTTGCGGTCGCTGGAAATACATTTAAATTAAAAGCTAATTTGATTGGCCCTAATGACCAATTTCATTCGGTAAACCTAGATATAGCGCCAGATGAGATAAAGAATAAAACCATCGGTGAGATTGAAAAACTTGCTATTCAAGCCTTGCGTTCAGCTTGAATTACGGCAATTTGATCTAATTTCGCAGTTATTTGATTATAAGCACAGGTGTGAGCGCTAATAACTTCTTCCATCTGTGCTTTCATTGAATCAACAATAGCCTCTAACTCTTCAACACGTTGTTCTAAAGTCATAACTGTCTCCCGCCTTTCGGCTTATCGTGGTACTTGTTCAAAAGTGGCCGTCAGTTCAAACAGCGGCCCGGTCTTTGTCATATTCCAGGATCGGCAGACAAACAGCTTCCTCATTCCCGTATCGGATGGCGTCCAGTAGAACGATTCAACCGCCCCCCTGGCTTTGAGGAATGCCTCTGCATCCTTAGCTGGGTTACTGCGGCACTGGCCGCTGACGCCGCGAAAGGTGAGAGAGTATTTATCCATTAGCGGATTGATACCCTTCACCTGTCGCTGTTCGTAACCGTCGCCGAGCTTAACGACGGCAACATTCGGCGTGCGCTCAACGGAGTATGCTTTCTGTGGTGTCCATGTGAATGTTTCTGGCATAGTTGCCTCAAAAATTGCAATAATTGAATTTCGCGAAAGCTCTTTTAACTACCTAGCTAATAAAAGAGGCAGTCAATGGAAAAGAACCTCCCTCCAGAAGTTGAAATATTGGCTCTTAGAACCCTTACCGCATATGTAATATCGGTTCTCGATGACAACCAAAAAGAGCGCCTTAGCCAAATGGCAAAATCCAGACCTATTGAAGTTCCTTCAGAAGGCGCTACCCCTGAGGTAATGGATTATCTGAATGGTGCCCAAGAATACATCCGTGACATTGTTAAATTAGGGCTGGGACAAGCTTAGAGCATCTGATGGCGGATAAACTCCGCCATTATCTACCCTTGCGCAGTAGACCATTTGGTCGCTGCTCATTACTTATCGCTCGTAGTGCGGCGTTGTAAGCCATTTTTTCAAATTGCTTAACGGTCTCAGGGCTGTTTGGGCTTCCATCAAAATGGTAATGGTTCGTTTGCTGCACAACCACCCCACCGCCACCTCCAACCTTATCAGCAGGAATGATCTTCCCTGACTGGTTCGGGATGAATGCCTGCTGACCCCCGGCGGTCTGGAAGATTTCAGAACGACCATCCTCGTTGACACGATAGGCGTTTCCAGCAGATACCGTGCCGCCATAGCGACGACCGCCACTCATGCTGACACTTGCAATATTCGAAAGCAGGGAAGCACCGGCCGAGGCGATGGCTGCGTAGTTCGCCATTTTTTGTGCTGGCGTAAGAGCAGTCGGATCGGCCATGGCTTGCATAATAGCCGTGTTAAGACTCAGGGTTGATTGCGCTATCGCGAATGCTTTTGCAGCAGCGAACATGGCAACATATACACCACTGCTCTTTCCAGACGTGCTTTCGATAATTGACGCCAGGCTGTCAAAGCCCTGCGATGCCGAGCCGAGAATGGAACCTATCGCCTCAGTTTGTGCATTGGCCTCATCTACAGCAATTTTCCTCCTGGCGTTTGCTGCCTGCTCCTGAATGGCCGTCTTGGCATCTTCGTAAAGCTGTGTATTTTCCTTGTCTATGGTCTGATACTTAGCAAGTGCCGCTAACTTCTGCTGCTCCTGTAAATCAATAAGAGCCGTTGGATTTTGCACTGCGCCCGTTACGGCGTCAGGGGTGGTAACGTTTGCAACGATCTCCTGCTGTGCAAACTTTTTACCTTGCTCGGCCTGCTGCCGCATCTTCACCGCATTGGCTGCGTCCCATTCAGCGGCAGCATATTTTCTTATTTCATCAATTTGCCCAGCCGTAGCGCTTTTATTAAGAGACTGCTCAGCCCTTAGCATGGCCTGTTCGCGTGACAAATCCTGTGTTGCCCCGGCAGCAGTTTCTGCGCGCTGCTTATAATCAGCAATTTTCTGGGCGTTGGCCTCCATCTGAGTGGCTGCGCTTTTTCCCTGCTGTTCATTCTGCTGCTGCGCTTTGCGCCGTGCCTCCTCAGCTTCCTGTAGATCGTAATTCTCTGCAGCCAGACGCTCAGCAGACGCGATCTGATTAGGGTTGTCAGTAACCTTAGATGCCGCCATTCTGGCTTTTGCCACTGCCCGCTGGCGTTCATCCTGTATTTTCAGAAGCTCGTTCTGCTCTTCAAGGTTCAGGATTACTTTATCGCCATCTGCAGTTGGAGGGGCGATCTGTAATGACTTGGGGTTGAAATTCTGCCCGGCCTGATTGGCCCGGTTAATCTCATCTGCAGTATTACCGAAGGCTTTCGCAACAGCTCCTTGAACTCTCTCCAGAGTGGTGCCTTTTTCAATGAGTTGATCATGCACACCCATCGATGAAAGCATATTATTAGTAAGCAAACGGTTCGCTTCTGAGGCAGTATTTTCTGTTCTAGCAAGCTTATCCTTTTTGTTGGCGAGATCCCGAATCTTCCCGTTCAGTTCATCTGAAACCTCAGCCTGCCGTTGGCTGAACTCTGCTCCCTGCCCCATTGAATCCGCATAAGCTTGGGCGGCTGGAGTAAAGCTCTTGTAGCGATTTTGAAGCGATGCGATATCCGACTCTAAATCAGCTATTTCATCTTTTTGCGCCCGGATTGACACATTGGCATCAGCAATGGTTCCTCGCAGTTGAGTGTTGCTCAATGATTTTAAAGATGAGTTGAGCTTGTCTAAACCATCAGCAAAGGCAATTGCCTCTTGTTTGGCTTGCTGAGCTTTCTGCCAAAAATAGAATATGGCTCCAGCCGCAATCATGGCTGCACCAGCAGGACCACCAATAAGGGAAAGAGCACCTCTCGCCAAGGCGGCTGCAGCTGAAGCCGCGCGTGATGCCACTGCTGATGCCTCTTGCGATGCGATAAATCTACCATTGGCTGCTGTTGCGACGCCAGTGGCATTAGCCAAGGCGATTCTTGCAGCGGAAACCTTAGCTTCTGCAGATGCAATTGCAGCTGCCCGGGATTGAGAGGCAGTAGCCTCGGCAGCCGCAAGTCGCGTAGTTAATGCAGCAGATGCCTGCTGCAGCTGAGCCATGCGAGTTGCAGCCTGAATCCGGCCTTGTTCGGTAATTTGAGCGCGTAAACGCTGAGCCTCAAGCGCTTTCTCAGAGTTAATTTGCGCAAGCTGCGTTCGGATGGTTTGCGCTTCCGCAGTCGCTAGTCTGACCTCTTCTACGGAAGAAGCAGCAGTTGCTTTAAGAGTGTTTAATCTGGCCTGAGCAAGATTGAGATCAGAGGTTGCTGCGTTCTTACTAGACTGAGCAGAGCGTAATTGCGCAGCAGCTTGAGCTTCAGCAGCTGAGGTAGTTACTACTGCTGCTTTGGCAGCAGCAATTTGCGAGGCAGTGTTACGAACTTGCGCAGTAGCAGCCATAGTCAGAGCGCCAATATATCGACTTCCCATTACAGCAGCGACTGCGGTCAAAGCCATGCTCAGACCTGAAATATTATTGCTTGCTGTGATTATGGCGTCATTGAAGATAGCAACACCCGCTTTCACAGAAGAGCTCTCTCCAATAAATTTAGTAATATTATTGCCAGCAACTTGCATTGCTTGGCTGATTGTTGTCGTAGTTTTGGCGAATTCAGCTCCAATGGTTGCTCCCTGGGATAGCAGGCCATTCACAACAACATCGGTAGTAAGCTTACCTTCAGCGGCTAACTGGCGCATCTGGCCAATTGTCACGCCCATTGAATCCGCAAGAGCGACAATTAGACGATTACCCTGCTCGTTTACAGAGTTGAATTCTTCCCCGCGTAATGCACCAGACGCCAAGCCTTGAGATAGCTGAATAATCGCGTTCTCTGCTTCTTCAGCGGTAGCACCTGAAACCACAAAACCTTGGTTGATTATCGTTGTGAGTTTTACAAGGTCCTGCGCACTCGTGCCGTACTGGCGGGTTGCACGCTCCAGTCGGGCATAGAGAGAGGCAGTAGCCTCCAGGCTAGAACGCGTTTGCTGAGTAATGTTGAATACCCGCTCTGTAACGTCCACCAACTCTTCATTTGGCCGCAGCGCATTCGCTAATTTGTTGTTCAGTTCGGTCCATGCATCGGCATATTGCGACACTTGGTTAACAGAAAGGATCGCCATTACAGCCGCGGCAATTTTACTCAATTCGCCCAGAGAAGAAGAAAGTGATTGCGCCGCATCATCAGCTGCGTCAAAACCATCCTGCATATTGTCGGTGGCTTTGACCACCTCCTTATCAGCACGCAGCAACTGTGCCGTATCGGCCTTAATCACATATTCAATATCGCCGACGTTCTGGGTCATTTCAATTTCTCCAGGCAATAAAAAACCCCGCCGGAGCGAGGTCTTGGGGGTAAGATGAGTCTTACTATTTTAATAAACCGAACATAAAAAGAATGAACATCAGCAAAATACCAGCGCCTATCCACTGGCCAATTGCATGACCTGTCGCCTCGCTTGATGCGGCTTGAGCGTTGAGTTTGGTAGTTTCATCATTTATTGCTGATGCTGAGGCTAGCATCTCTTCAGCGAGCGTTTCAAAAAGCACAACTTGTGCTTCTACCGGAGCTTCAGAAAAAAAGTCACTAACCTGATCTTGTAAATCTAAGGATGCGGTATGTATGTTCCCCCCATCAGCGATCACTTGCTGAATTTTCTGGTTCCGTATTTCAACAAGCGCCCTTATTCTGCTTCTGTTTGATTTATATGTTTTTTCTTCCGAGCCACTAACTGTGAAATAGTCATTGATAGCGCCCGGTATGTCGATATGCATATCCCTATCCCCATCAGTAAAAGATGGTCAAATCCTACCACCAGTTGACGGAATAATCAGCAGGGATCGGCGCAACGACAAAACCCGCAGTTAAGCGGGTTCGGATGCGCGCTTCAATCAGGCAGATTTGGTTGGAAGGTCGTTACGAATCTCTGGCTTCTTGTCGCAGGTAGTGCTGGAGAAATTGTTCTTTGATACCCACTGCCAGTTGAACGGATAGCCGGCGCGATACTGGGTCTGGTTGGCTACTTTGCGAACTCCGTAAATCTGCACGGTGGTATCTTGCCCGCCGAGCATTGCCACACCTTCACAGATCGGTTCCTGTTTCTCCATGATTCCTGCGCAACCAGCGAGGAGTGCAACGCAGATCGCAATAATTGGTAGTTTTTTCATTCCTTTATCCCTCTACGCCATTTTAGGCATTATCCTATAGCCATAGACTAAATGAGTAAACGACAACCACCCCCTCAATCTTTGTGGTTTTCAAATGCTCTATCACCGATTTTCCGCGCCATTGCGGATCTCTGATGGCCGTCAGTTTTCTGGCGGCTTCTTTTTCTCAGTAAATACCCGGCAAATACATTTGCACCTCATCAGCAACGCGATCACGCGCTGCATGGAGTAGCTTTTTGCGTCCGCCAACTCCCCACCGGGCCATCTGGCTGGCGCACTGACTGATCTGTTTGGTTTCGGTATTGATGATGTGGTCGATTTTGTTCAGGCGGGACATGGCACTGATGCCGTTTCGGATCACCATCTGAAAGGTTTGGTACACTTTTATTTCGAATTCAACACTAAGCCATGCGGCATAGCGAATCGCCACCAGTTCTAACCCCCAGATACCAGGCTGAGCACCACCTTTGATAATCTTGACCGAAGCTATTTTTGTAGCTTTGGCCAGTTCTTGCGCAAACTTTTTAATTTGGCCCTTTTGATGAAGTTACTTGGCCTCTGTGATTCCGTGGCTTTGCCTTCAGCCACAGCCGCTGTATGGAGATCAAGGAGATTAATGCGGTCCGTTACGTTGCGCGTCGATAGCCAGCATTTGCTCGGCCCAGTCCATAACCTCGTCGTATTTCTCCTGGGTTGGCACTCTGGCTTTCTCTTTCTGCGGGAACTTGGCATTCATGGCGGCGCGGAAGCTGGTCATTGTCATGTTCCAGGCATCAGACTCGCTCATGCCGAGGTGAGCAACAGCGGTGTAGACGAATGACCGTACATCGAATTTGTCACTGTATTCGCCCTTCTTACCTTCGAACTCTTCCGGCGGCTGATCGCCCATTACGCCATGCAGAATCAGGTGGCGGGCAATCTGGATAACATCCTCGATCGGGATAGCCCCAGGCTTGAACAGCAGCCGCCCTGCCGCGTTCACCGAGTACGAACCAATCAACTCTGCAACATCACCCTCCGAGCAATGGCGGACTACGTTTGCCGCCGACGCTGCCATTTCAGCAAAGCATCGGGCATTGGCCGCCTTCAGGATTTGAGTATCGGAGATTCGGTGTTTCGGGTAATGCCCGGCATGAACCTTCACGAAAGCATCAACAATCTGTTCCGGCGACCCAATACGAGACATGGCGAGGAATGATGGGTTGAGGAATATCTCTTTGCCACTGGCGCGGACAACGGCCTGGCCGATATCGGTTATTGCTTTCATGAAACCTCTCAAAAAAAGGGGCCGAAGCCCCATGATATCACGCTGCGTTGACAACAACCGTAGCAGACCCGGACGTCACGCTGCCCGCTGTGGAGGAAGACACCTGACAACTGTATGATCCGGCATCACCGGCAGCCACGTTTGCTTTGTTGAATGTTGCTGATGTTGCGCCAGAGATGTCACTACCCCCCTTCTTCCACTGGTAAGTCAGTGCTGAATTGTCAGACACAGTCGCAGCCACCGACAGGTTCAGCGTATCGCCAACGGTCAGCGTGCGATTCTGTGGCTGGGTAGTGATGGTGATAGTTGCGCCAACGTCACGCACGTCAACCTGACCGGCACTGGACGCTTCAACAGACCAGGTGGCAACGTCGTCGTGCGGCGCCTCATCACCCCATGATGTCACCATGAACGGCCCTTCGGTGATATCGTTCGGAGAGATGATTTTGAACCACACATACGGCTGGTTGCTGGTCTCTGCTGGCGGGTTGTAGACGTGACGCTTAAGCGCGTTCTGCGCATAAACATCCTCTTTGCGGGTCACACCGTCACCAGAGAACGAAATGTTCTTGTAAGTAACGAGGTTCTCTTGCGTAAATGCAGCGCTCATGTCGCCGGTCGCATCTGCGGTTTCCCACTCTGCATTTACTGTTTTGCCGCGCATCATGCCGAGTCGGCGGTAAGCGCTGGCGGTGGGTTGTACTTCAGGGCATCCAATCGCGTAATAAACGACGACGTCGCGCCCGGTAAAAGCGCCCGATTCACACGCCATAGTGATTTATCTCCGTGTTATCTGGAAATGATGGTTTGAAAGGAAATGTCGAAGAGGTAACGACCTTCTTCGGTCTGGATGGCGGTGATGCCGCCTATTGGCTGCATCGAAATGATGCATTCGCTTTTGTAGTCGTCGATCATCGCCTGGCGGATGGCGTCGGCGCGATCTTCAATCTCGTTAATGTTGCTGTCGTTCTGGCCTGACAGGAGGAGGATGCGGAAATAATCGCGGGTTATCGCTTCTTCTGGCTTTCCGCCACCGCTCTGCTGGATGACAAGGTATCTTTCCCCCTCGGTATTCTCCAATTCATTCCAGAATCGCTTCTGGACGCGATAACCAACATCAAAGCCATGCGACTGCAACCACGCTCTCAGCGCGTCATACACTTCGCTACGCGTCATACTTTGTACCCTTGCTTGATGATGGCCTTAATCTCGTTGAGGCCGTCGCGCTCAAAGCCTTTGCGGAGAAAGTCCGGCTCGCCGTTAGGGTCCCAGTAATTACCGCTACCGTCAGGCCTAGGCTTGCCCTTGAGCTTGCCCTTTGCAGCATTAACAGCAGCTGCATAATTTGCCGTGTAACCCACTCTGCCTATCATTCCTGAGGGCATGGGTTCGAGCCGCTTGTACTGGCTGTTGATGAGGGTTGACGATTTAACAGGAGTGATTAGAGCAGCATGATTGGCACCGGCATTCATGACCTGATACAGAACCTTCTCCGTGCGTATTCCGGCTATGTCACTCAGCACCCTGCTGGTATTCATCTGGACGCGCTTGATACCTTTAACGGGCATGTTATCACCGCCATAAAAGGGTTATAATTTAACCGTCTGGATAGGCTGATCACCGAAAAGGCGCTCACCCGATGCGCCCTGCCAGACACCAAACATATCGGGAATCTCAAAGGGTAGAGATATGCTTACAGTCGAATTTCTGAGAGAAATATTGTCTTACGACCCAAATACTGGAATTTTCATTTGGAAGAAGACATTGTCCAACCGCAATAAAGTCGGCAACGTGGCCGGAACGATTAGCGACCGCGGATATATTGTTATCACCATAAACAAAAAGCGCCTTATGGCGCACCGACTAGCATGGATGCACTACTTTGGTTCAGAGCCAAATGGTGTGATTGACCACCTAGACGGAGTTCACGCCAATAACAGAATTTCCAACTTAAGAGATGTTGAACAAGTTCTAAATACTAGGAATAACCGCTTATCAAAAAACAATAGCAGCGGATATCCCGGTGTTTACCTCAACAAAAGGAGCGGTAAATGGGGCGTGCAGATATGGAATGGCATGAAGCGTAAGTGTCTCGGCTCTTATGAAAGCAAAGAACAGGCGATCCAAGTAAGAAAGCAGGCCGAAATGGAACTTGGATACAAATTAAGAATCATGTCATAACTTTATAATCTGGATCCTCGCCAAATGGTGACATATCCCAGTCGGTTACAGCTTTGATGACATTAGCGCCAGCTTTTAGCGGATCTGATAGTGCCGTAGTGTCACCTCTGGCGATGTACCAGTCTCGCTGTGGCATGGTTGCGGTAACGCCATTACGCTTCAGCTCAGTGAAGAAAATCAGGTTCGTGGTGAACTCTTTCCCACTGGCATCTACCGCAACCTCATTGTTTGCCGTCCAGGTGCAGTCAATCAGGTAGGGGGTTCCGGTTGTCCAGGTGCTGTTCCAGTCGTCGTAGACTCGCGGGTAAACAGTGGCAACATTGGTATAGCTCCATGCAGCTGTTTCAGACACCGTTATCCTCCCACCGGATCACCTCCGGATTCTCCGCCGCAACCTTCCGGCACAGCAGATACCAGTCACCGTTGCTTTTGACGTATCCGGTAACGCGTTTACCACTGTCGGTCATCACCCAGACTTTGACAAAAGGCTCCGGCAGCCGCTTCTTAACCGATATCCACCCCATCACCGACCCCCGCCACACATGCATCCACCCCTGGCAATCCATATGCCAGCAAAAGCTGTATTGGTCGGGTCTGGAGGGATGAGGTCATTAGCGCAGCCGTGTTTATCGGTGACGCGCAACAGTGCCAGCGCCCCTTTCCATCGATCGGGAAACAACTGATAGCGGAATGAGCGTGACGCACCATTGGGGCCAGTCTGCGAGCTGATATACTTGTCGCCTTGCGCCAGGCCCATAAGCGCCAGCAGATAGAGCTGAATCAGCAGCGCGACTGATGCCGGATAATGCGCATCAAGACACTCCTGAATGCTGTTAGCCTGGTCGACGAGAGCCTGAAGAACAAAATCGGGAATGGAAACGCCCTGACTTTGCAAATACCCCTTAGCCTGTTCGAGAGTTACCATTGTCGACTCCGTGAAACACCCCGCCGGAGCGGGGCATAAAAAAACCGCCTTGGCGGCGGCTGTTATTCAGCAGGGAAAAGCTTTTCGAGTTCGCCATCCGGCAACAGCTCACTGAGCTTTTCAGCCCCGAGGTTGCCTTTAAACTCGATACCCAGCTCCGTCAGGCGCGCTGCGATAATCTCTTTTCGGGATTTCACATCCGTGCCAGCCTCTGGCGTCGCCGGTGTTAAAGCCGCATCAGAGAGCTTAATCACATGAGGCTTCAGCGACGGATGCAGTTTCTCAATTTCAACCACATCACCGACGCTCACGCCATGCCATGCTTTGATTACCTGGTATTTAGCCATGTCTCTCTCCTTATGCCAGGTTGGCGGCGTAGACCACGCCGGACAGGCCTTCGCCGTCTTTCTTAATCTGCAAGCCTTCAGCAGACATGATCTGGAAGTTGTAGTTGCTCTGCGGCATCGGGCGTGGCAGAGGGACAACGCCGACGGCCATGCCGACCAGCGGGGAGATTACGTCCTGGCGACGCTCATAGGCGAGGAACTCATTGCCAGATAGCGCGTAGGACATCTGGATGGACTTCGCAGGAATGAACTTGCTGATCGCATCCAGAACGGTTCCGCTCAACAGGGCATTGGTGCCGGTGTTGATGTCTACCAGATACGGCTTCGCCATGTTTGCCCACACTTCCGGGCTGACCCACAACTTGTCGTAAGCGGTAACTTTGTTGCGGCGAGCCGTCAGGCCGAACGGTCCGGTCGGGCCGAAGAAGGCCAGCAACTGAGCCGGGGTTGCGGTGGTGAGGTCGATATTGGCGCCGCCCGCTCCGCTGCCCAGGTTGATCTTCTGCGTATTGCGGTGATTTTTCATGCCCTGAGCTGGCAGGCCATCAACAACAATGCTGGAGTCGCCGTTCAGATAGAAGTTGACGCGCTTCTTGTGGAATTTGCGCATCTTCGCGGACTGAGACTCCAGCACCAGATCGATACCAACAGTGTTCAGGCCAGCAGCATGACGCCAGTTGACGCCGTAACCGGCAGTAAATACCGGGATCGGGTCGCCATCAGAACCGAAGTTCGTGTGGTCGAAGGAATACGACGCCTGACCATCAATGCTGATAGAAACGTCATCAGCGATATCGCCAGAAACGTTATACAGCTTCGCGGTTTTTCCGATAGGCAGCACAGTCTGCACGCCCATCAGGTCATTGACGATTTCCATGCCAATTTCCTGATCGCGCATCTGGATAATCTGACGGTCAATCTCGGCCCAGAACTCACGGGCGAAGCCACCAACAGCGTTAGCTGCCAGCATTTCCGGGGTCATGCTCTGGCGATATGAGTTAACCATCATATCGTGATGATGGTTGAAGATGTTGCGGTTGGCCCACAGCTCATTCCAGTGCCCGCGCAGTCGGCTGTTAGCAGCCAGTGTTTCGGGGGTAAAATACATTCTTATTCTCCTTTACTCGCCGCCGCCGGTCGCCGGTGCAGCCACAGTGCCAACGCGCATGCGCACGCGGATGAAATCGGTAGTGCTGGCGGCAATGGTTGCATCATCCTGGCTGTAGCCGATCACCGAATCGGTATCCGCCGTTGCCTTCGTGAACTTACCATCTGCGCCCAGCTTGATCGGGTCGTCTTTGGCGTAGGTTCCGGCGACGCAGAGCAGCGCCAGCTCGCGGCCTTCTTCGACGTAGTTGCCTACAGCGGAATCACCAGCGGGAACGGCCTCTGTGATATTCAAGCCCTGATGATAGGCCACGTCGATGATGTAGATGCGACCAGTAAGCGCGGTTGCCTGCGCAAACTGATTGTCGCCATTGATAACAGCAGCCGTACCAGGCAGCAGTGCTGCGGCGGCGGCGCGGGTTTCGGTCTTGTACAGAGACTGACCGTCGATATTAACGCGGCGATAACGTGCCATTAGTCTGGCTCCTTATTTCTTGAAGTATTCGTCAGGGTTCGGCGCACCGGTTTCTTTCTGCTGTTGCGCAGAGTTAGTGCCCAGCGGCGCGGATTCACCGATGGTTTTGAACATCGCGTCCAGCGCTTCGCCAGACAGGGCGTTAGCCACGATATCACCGTGAACTTTTGCCACCGCTTCACGCTTCGATTTCTCTTCAGCGCGGGAGTTGGCGGTCATGGTTTCTGTCAGCTTGTCCTGATTGGCCTGTAGCGCATCAACCTTTTCCGCGAGAGGCTTGATAGCCTTTTCGGTATTGGTGGCGACGGCCTCGCTAACCATGCTGCCGATTTGTTCCAGTTCTTCTTTGGTTAAAGGCATGTCGCCCTCCGTTTTGTGGTTTGGTGCAGGCTGTTCCTGCGGTGTGAATAGAGCTTTGAATTTGTTAGCGACGACCGCCACCCACGACTCCTGGCGCGCTACTGCGGTGCCGGTATCTTCGAAGGTGATTACGCCGCCCTCAGACTTGTAGCCAAACACCTCAGCGCTGCCGCCGTTGCGGATGATTACAGCTTGCGAGTCAGTGAAATCAGCAACCCATGCGTATTCATCCGCCCCCGCCGCAAACTTCGCTTTGGCTGCGCGATCGAGACGCTGCTCGCGCTCCCGGTAGGATTCACCCACCAGCGCGCCCGAGTTAGCCTTGAGCGGTTGGGCCAGATCGGCATTGACCATCAGGCCGACTCCCTGCTCAGGGGTGGCGGCTCCGACTTCATGCAGCAGGATTGCGTCGTGGTCCATGCTGTAGATCTTGGCTACCCAGTCAGCGCCGGTAGCGCGTTGTTGCTCGTTCGGTTCAAGCTGGTCGAGGAATGCGGCCACACTGGTATGAATCGGCGGAACGTCTTCACCGCGCTCAATGGCAGCGACACGCTCAAGAAGCTCCCTTCCACCTTCCGACTCGCTGGCACGGGCCACATCAACCCACTTTTCGAGATAGATGCGATTACCGGACTTCTTAACGTTGCGGTTCCACGCACCTATATGGCCTGCGTTAATCCCTTCTGGGGAGAAAGCAGACACGAACTGACCGTTAACTTGAGGGTGCCCAAGCGGTGCCAGGGTGCCCTCCAGCCCCTTATAGTGGGCGTCGATTTGCTCTTGCGTGTACAAGCCGCCATTCATGACGACGTTCGCTGGCAGCGTGTAGCTCGGCAGCACCAGGTGCTCACGCCCGTTGTATGTTTCGCGCCGGATAGACTGGCTATTCACCTGCGTGGTGATGTTGACCTGCATAGGCATAGTTATTTCTCCGCCCAGGCGTAACCGCGCGCCTGCATCGATTTATATTCCTGTTTTAGTTTCGTAATGGTGTCCGGGTATTCCGGATTACCGTCCGCATCCACCAGCACCGACTGCTGGCTGCATTTGCAGTTGATGGAGTTGCCATCCTTGCTGTACCAGTCACGGACCTCTTCATTGGTGTAGAGGTGGGCATGGCGCACTGCGTGGGTATGTCGGGTTGTCGGTGACAGAGCCGAGATGTGAACCAGAAGCGTTTTAAGGCCGTAAAGGTCATTCGCCTCCTGGTCTTCATCCCACTTAGCCCTGCGCAGTGCGGTAGTCACTTCAGTGCGTGCTATACGGTTTGCCCGGCGCTTCTCGATTCCGGTCTGGTCCGTCAGGTTGCGGGCAATATCCAGCGGATTGAGCCCACGCCCCACCCCATCAGTCAGTACGCGCGCCATGTCGCGCTTAACGTCAGCTGTCAGCCCCTTCATTTCCTCAAACACACGCGCATGCACCAGCGCCATGCGTTGCTGATACGGGTCGCTTGCGAGGATGGACGCTAACGACTCACGACCAGCGGCGTACACCGGCGACTGCTGGCTGAGGTTGTAGAACGACTGTCCGGTCCCTTTCTCCGAAGCCAGATCGATGTACTCGTAAAACCACAGGTCGTAATCGCCACCTTCAAGCAGCACCTGATCAACCAGGTAACTGGCATCGTTCAGGATGATAGAGAGTAGCGTTGGGTTTAACTGGTATTCGTATCTGGCGTTTACTGCGAGGGAGGAAGGTATTTTGTCGAGTGCTGATTTGTACGCCTTGCCAATCTTATTCATGCGCCTGGCGAAGTCTTTCATTGCCCGGCGTTCCAGCGCATCGGCCCCGGTCGGATCCTGATAGTTACGCGGTAGAATTGGTGGCTTCGTCTTCTTCGTCGCCATCCTCTTCTCCTAAAGGCTCTTCGTCGTCATTGTCATATCCCGCAGCCGTGCGAATCTCTTCACGGGTGAACGCGGGTTCATCGCCGCTGCCCTGCATGGTCTGGTTAATCTCACCCATGGTCTTGGCGTTAGTGAGCTTCTCAGTGCCGGTCTGTTCGTTAAGGTCATCCCAGATAACAGCCTTCTGGCTGACTGAGTCTACGATTTGCAGATCGATAAGCTTGTCGCAGAAGTCCTCTATTTCGAAAGAGAGGTCTACGCGGCGCGACTGACAACGAGCATTAAAGTATTTCTGGTCTTCGGTGCTGGAGCGCTCGGCCTGCTGATTACCAACCAGAATGCGCGTCGGGATATCAACTCCGGCTGCAGCTGTTTGCAGGTTTACATCGTATGTCGGCGAAGGGTCTGAAACCGGAGAAACTAGCGATGTAACGTTGGCCCCTTGGGTAATGAGTAGCGTGTCATTCCCTCGGTTTAACTCTCTTGCCGCATCGTTATAACGCTCCTGCAACTCATCAACCGATACGCCATACATCGAAGCCAGGTCACCAAAATTAACCTCTTTGTCGAAGTTGATGTTCTGCTGGCGCGCGGCGTTCTTCAGGAATGATTCGCCGGATCCACCCTCTACCTTCTCCAGGCTTACAAAGGCGTTATAAGCTGGCTCAAGGAAGCCAATAGCATCGTCTGAGTAATCACCAAGGATGAAAACGCGATCGGGGTGGATATTGACGCGGCGACTTGAACCATTCGGCAAGCGTTCGGCGTACTGCCACATTTTCGGCTGACCGTAAGTCTTCGAGTTCAGCCCAGTGTCCCACTCGCTCACCGTTAGCGATCCGGCCCATGCCACGGAAACCTTCTGCAACCCTCGCCCTTTGGTAACCGGAAGGTTCCAGTCTTTTTCATCGCGGACGTGCAGAAGGATGCCTGCATAACGACCGACAAGGCGACGACGATCCGCCTCGGCAAATGAGCGCCAGAACCGGTTGTTGAATACCTGCTTTGACTTGTTTTCCCAGGCGGTTTCGTTTTCGCTCTCGTCGGCATCGTCACCCTCGATGATTTCCGGGTTAGTCTGCCAGCACTTGCCCACCAGTTTCTCTACTGCGCCGTGAGCGATACCACCGCGACGGTACAGTGCGTAGAGGTTTTCGTAGGTTACCTGCTCAGGGAAGCCATATTCGCACCATGCGGAATGGCGCTTATTATCCAGCCCCATTGTTGGCGCCATAAGCCCCATACGGGCACGCGCCATCCGCGCATCGTTCAACGCATGGTTGACGGCGAGAGTTAATTTGTCAGTCATGGTTTGTCCGTTTGGTTAGCGAAGGCGTTTTGGAATCATCATCCCCACAGGTTGCGATCCATTCAGTTCTGTCAGGGCGTAAACCATCGCGTCGAGGCGGTCAGGTGATTTCTTTGCAGTGGCGGGTATGTATTCCATCAGCTGGTTCTCCAACACGTAGAGATTACCGTGATTTGCCACTCGCCCCTGCTCGTAGAGCGCTGATATGGGCTCCGCGCGGGCATACTTCCCCTTGCTGGCATGGACACGAATGATGCGACCTTTGAACCCGGCGTTGCGGAGTGTCTCCTCCGCCATATCTCCGCCCTGGTTCGTCTCGATGACTATCGCGTCAGCTTCGTGTTGCTCATAAGCCGATATGGCTTTCTTGGCCCATCCAGCAGGTGAATATTTGCCGCTGTAATCGCCATCCACAGAAAACTGCTTTTTGTCACCGGCACCATATGAGCTGGCAGCAACGATCCCTGTTTCATCGCTTTCGTCGCTATTTGTTGCCTGCGGGTCTATGGCCACGACCGTGCGTACCTTGTCGTGATGAATTTGCAGATCACGTGCTGCGCTGATCATCACCTCTGTCCACAGCGCGCCCTCAGCATTAAACCGTCGAGGCTTCTGCATATACTGGGCTTCGGCAGTGCGCCGGTGAGAAAACAGCGATACGCGGTGCGATTCGTTATGTTTGAAAGGCCAGAGCCAGCCATCAGGCAGGCCGTGGTCAATCGGTATAGCGTGGGTGTTTTCAGGGTACTGCGCAGCGTATGGCTGACTATTGTCGATAATCACCGGCAGATTGAGGTGATGCCATTTCTCACCACTCCCACCACGCAGCAGATAGCCGCTCAGGTCGTGGTAATGGATCCGCTGCATGATGACAATCATCGGCGTCGTCTCGATCGCCAGTCGTGATTTGATTGTCTCGTTAAAACGGTTGTTGACCCCGTCGCGGACGATCTCAGAGTAAGCGTCATCAGGCTTTACCGGGTCATCGATAATCAGCGCGCCCTGCCAGCCCGGCTCCATATGCCCGGCACGAAAGCCGGTAACCTGTCCTGCTGCCGATGACGCATAAACGCCGCCGCCGTGCTCAGTCCACCACATCGCCTTGCTGTCAGCATCATCGCGCAGCGCCATCGGCCACATCGACTGATATGCTTGCGACTTAATCATTCCACGCGCGGTTGAGGAGTTCAGCAGCGCCAGGTTGTGCGAATAGGACAGGTGCATGAAGCGGGCCCGGCAGTTCAGCGCCAGTCCGCGGCCCATCATATTGATGGTAGCCAGTTCCGTTTTCGTGTACCCAGGCGGGACGTTGATGATCAGGCGCTGAATCTCACCATCAATAACGCGATCCAGTGTTTGCTGTATCACCTTGTGGTGAGGCGCGACAATCATCTTGCCGCCGGTGCGCTGCTTGAAGAAGTAGCGAGCATAATAGAGACCGTCCTCTTCACACTCTATCTTACGGGCATAGGTTTTTTGCTCAGCAGTCGTCATCCTCCAACATCTCCCGCCGGGCAGCCTTGTACTCTTCTTTGGTCAGCGTAGCCATTTCGATTGGCCCACCGTTCTTTCCTGTGTGCTCATGAGTGGCCTGCTCTTTGAAAGCCATCACATCTATGTGCTTCCCGAGCAGTTCGAGGTTTTTAACTTTATCCGGCCACTTAATTTTCTTAAGCAGCCCGACCATTTCACGATCTTCCCCACGGCCTTCAAACATCTCAGCCACATCGAAGCCACTAAGATATCTCCGCCAGGATGAAGGCCACTCGCTTACTGGCTTCAGACTCATGTCGTCTTTGAGGATGTCGAGCACGTCCATCTGGTCTATCTCAACAAGACGATTCAGGACGTATGTCGCATTTATGCCAACCAGATCATTGCGTTGCGCTTTAAGTTCGGCAATTCTGGACTGGATGTCAGGTTTTGACAGGTTTTCAGACGCGGTACGGTTAGCTGTCTTTGCGCTGTACCCCGCCCGAATAGCCGCTTGCGTGGCGTTTAAATCGATGAGGTACTCGCGACAGAACATTTCTTGCTTGTCGGTGAGTGCCATAATTAACCTATAAGGACTTCATATGAGTGAAGAATACAAAAAAAAGATTGGCATTCCCGAAGCCCATTCTCTCCAACAAGTATCCATGGAATGGAAAGGGCAAAGGAAAGGTCAGGATATTGATGTTTACGTTTTTGATGAGCTAGACCCAGATGGGAATGTGGTTGCTTCTTATGAAGTGACTGATAGCACCTCTATCTACCCGCCGTTTGACCGACACATCTCTCATCAGAAATTCCGGAAATAATTTTTTATGAATGGGCCGTCGTACTATTGAGTTTCGATGGCCTCCCAGCCCGGTTTGCTCATTCGTTACTCCGTTGTTTGTTCTTCTGGCTTTTCTGTCTGCTCTGCCTGTACCGGCGTAAACTGCACGCGCTTCACATCGGCCGGAGCAAAATACAACCACTCGCCCGTCTCGGTAGCCAGCGGCACAAAGCCGTTCACCAGCTCAGGCTGACGTCGTGACATCTTGCCCGTGAAGGTTTCGCCTGTTTGGGTGGTTAGCGTGATTTGGTAGATGTCGGACATTGAGAGCCTTTTTATCCGTTTCTGTGGCGGCAGAAGGAATATCCACTGCTGTGGATAGTACTTAACTATCACTATGGGATGGTCTCTTCTGTCTAACGGCGCTGGAAATCCAACGCATGCCTTTAAAGACCACTATGGAAGCAAGAATTCACCCGTCTCGTTTTCTACAGGAGGTTACATGTTCTCAGAAATAGTTCTTTCTTTAGCCATTACTTACGCGCCATCAATCAACCAGATTGTCAGAACACTTTGCCTGGCAATCAGCCTGGCGCTTTTAAAACGCTACGGCATTATCAAGCCCACCCGCAGATAGGCTTTGTAATGCCTGCTTAGCTAATCAGCAACTCAGGCTGCGTCACCTGCATGATGTGCTCATGCTCAAGCTTCAGCACGCGTTTTTCCTTCTTCCGTTCGTTCATCAACCGGCTGCCAATCGTTCCCTTCAGCTTTGAGCGCGTTTCTTTAATGGCGTAGCGGTGCTGCATTTCTTCACCCATCGCCATGCGTCGGTTTAGCTGCTCGGCCATCCAGTTAAAGGCATTGATATAACACTCCTTTACTGCGGCAGCTGTTTTGCCAGTGAATCCCATCACGAGCATCATGCATCCGTCGCGGGTGATGTTATACATAGGCTGAACATCGCCATTTTTATCAATAAAATCAATGGGCGCAAAATTGCGCTGGGTGAAGTCATCGGAGCATTTCAGGTTACGTATGGCACGCAAAACGTCCTTGTGTCGCTTGCCAAAGTAATCCGCCACCTTGAGTGATGTGGTGATTATCTTGTTGTCGAGGGTGGTGACCATTTCACGAAAATCGAAAGCCGGAATAACTGACGGATTATTCATAGCGTTTACCTTTCTTTGAGATGAACCTTTGCCGCATAGGAAATCAGCCCGTCGAGGCTCGCCAGCACTAACTGACTTCCTCAAAGGCTCATTTCAAAGGGTTTGGTTCGACGTGGTTTGAATGCGCTGCGGTGCGCGATGAAATGCGGATACAAAAAAGCCCCGCTAATACGAGGCTCTGTAATTCTGCTACGGTTAAAGTCCAGAGGAGAGACTGTGTCAGAACCTCAGGGATGAGGCTCTATTTCCCCTGGGTCTGCTTATCCCATTCCTCGCGGAACTTGGAAGGGTTGTCGAAACCTTCACTGCACTGGTTGGTTTTCATCACTTTGCCCTTTCTCAATTTTGCGAATTGCTGCCCGATCGATATTGCACTGACCGACGATCCCGTAAAGTGTCGCGTTCATCGAAACGCTGTCACCGTATGAGGGATTATCTGGCAGATCCGGCACATCAAGGCGCGACGTCAGCTCCGCCGGAAGGTTCAGGGCCGGCTGCTTTATCACCCGGTATTCCACGGGCGGCTTCTGCTGCTGCGCGCAACCGCTCAACAGCGGCATCAGGAACAGGAGCAGCAGCGCACTTATCTGCCGCCAGGTAACGCTTAATCTCGCTCTGGAGCATTCGGTTCTGCTTGGCCGACTCAGCCCTTTGCTCTGCGACCTCTGACATGACCACGTTTTGCCTGTTAACGGCGCCAGCAAGATCTTTAACGCTCCCCGCCAGATCGTCATTTTTAGCCCTCAGGTCGTTGATCTGCACATCCTTGCTGTCGTTAAGCTGTGTCAGCCTGTCGTTCGTCGCCGTTAACTGATGATTGCGGGCATTTAGCCCCCACAGGCAGATAGCGACAAGGATGATGAACGCGCAAGGAATGAGAATGTGCGCATTATTTTTGAAAATGCGGAATAAACTGATTAACCCGAACATAAAACCCCCTTAGCTTTAGTCAAGCGGGCTTTCCTGTCCTCCAGTCCGTTGGTACCACCGTTGATGATTCTGGTGATGCGGCTAACATCATCTGAGTCAGCGATAGCGTTAAGTCCGTGATTGCTCCACCAGGCAGCTGCGGATTCAGCAGCATATTGAGGCTGAGTAAGTAGTTCCGGGCTCTTTACGATATCAACGCCAAGCTGATTCACCAGCGCGGCGTAATTCGCCTTCCCCGTCACCTGAATCAGGCCGCGCCCGCGGTAACGATATCCATCACCGCTGTTGCGATCGCCGTTCCCGTTCCGGTTGGCGTAGATGATGCTGCCAATCATTTTCTGGTCGGCCGGATGAGCATTCTGGCCCGAATCAACACGACCATATCTGAAAGCATCTTCCTGGCTGATTCGATTGCCGAACATTGCCAGCAATGCGCCGTAGCGGTAATTCAGGCTCTCTTCCACATGCACGAAGCCAGATGATTCATGCCCAACCTGTGCGAGGAAGTGCGCCTGCCTTAAAGGTGTGCTTATGTCGTACTTCTGCATTGCTGCCAGCACGACAGGAAACCACTTCCCGGCCAGTGCCGCACTGGTGCCCGTTGCTTGCTGGAATTTACTGAGGGTCAGCATTTGCTTTGTCTCCCGGTTCATTCAGGCCAAGGCGACGGCGCGCATAGGCAAAAAGCGAATCCACCCCCACATACCCGACGCCAGCCGAGATCGGCCAGCAAAGCTCAGGGGGGAAATTCCAGTTAAAGATTGCCCATATAGCCGTGAGTGTCGGCTGAGCGAAGAAGCAAAGGATCCCGCACATCGTTGCGCCGGCGATCCGGTCTTTCCACTTTGATTTCGCGCCGCGCGAGGTAGCGAGTATCGACATGACAAAAGCCAGTACCGAATAGCCAGCTTCGTTTTTGTGGTTTACAAGCCACGCAAGCATCACCGCCCAGGTATCTGGTCTGTCTTGCATAGTGGTTTTCTTCATGTTCGCACCTGCTTGGTGCTGGTTGATTAGGTCAGGCCCTCGGGACGATTTAACAAGTAGGCGTGTCGATGATGGTTCCCGGAGCCTGAAATAAAAAAGCCAGCGACAGGCTGGCAATGTGAGGGTAAGGAAATGGTTTCTCGAAGTCCGTGAATACCATGGCTAGGCTTGGCCTGCCAAACTGATTACTAATCAGTATTCAGCCACTTAAGGAGCGCCTGCTTGTTATTTGAACCAAAGGTAGAGGCTCGATGGCGTTTAGGTGATTTTTACCTTAAAATTCAACAGCATTTAAAAATGGAATGGAAATGAAATGATCAAGGTACTTTTAGCGACAGCCGTCCTTTTCTCATCTTCTTATTGCTTAGCTTCCTCGGCAGAAGGAAAGTATCGCCAGGGAGACTGCATTATGGGAAACGATGCGCGATATAGTTGGAATGGTCAGATCGCAGCGGTTGAAGCATATTCTGAAATTTCTGGCTTCTTTGGGCCAAAATATATTCTTAATTTTCCGGAATATAAATCCAGCGCTGTTGTATTCGATAAGAACATCGAAGATCACACAATCAAAATTGGCGATAATTTCTGCCGAGATATTTAAAGCAAAAACCCGCTCAGCGGCGGATTAATGTAATTCTGGCACAATATCAGATTTACATGAAATATATGCGTTTCAGTTCGGTTTTGCAAGACTTACATCTAAATTTGTCGCCTTTTGTTGTGAACGTGATCGCGTTACCGAGATAAGCGCACCGCTATCGAGCCGCTTAAAGCCGTTACGCATAGCCAGCCAGTGAGGCAAATACGTTTCTGTCCAGGTGGATTTCGCCACGCCTGCCAGTTCCGCCAGCGCCTGGTATTCATACGTTTCCCGCCCCGCCAGCTCTGCTTTCACGTCCTGCGCCGCCAGCCAGATAAGCTTCTTCAGGCGTTCCATCGTCTTGCCGGCCACCTTCTTCGCGCCGCGCTGTTCCCGGAACTCTGCCCACGCCCACTGGGCGATCGCCACCTGGTGCTCAAAGCTAACGTTCTCGCTGTAGTTCCACAGCAGCCACGCTTTCTGGTGGTCTTCAAGCGACAGGACAGCGCGGCGCCAGGATGCGGTCACGAACTCAACCGGGCCCACCAGCGCGATGGATGATCCCTTGGCGCGGGACTGGCTTCCGCTCATTGGCGGGCCGTCCGGGTTCACTTTCCGGCCGGTTACCGGATCGGTTATTTTCTTCCGTCCTCGGCTGCGCGCCGTCGCGGTGAACTGCGCGTTCTCGGCGAAAGCTACCAGCTGACCTTTCGTCGCCCCGCTCAGATCTGCGGTCGCCACAATGAGCTGCTGACGTACGTATTCCAGTTGCTGACTGTTCATGCGGCTTCCTTCTGTGGCTGATTGGTTTTCGTCTGGCTGTGCTTTGCTACTGGCGGCAGGTTGGCGCGCTTAACGCTTTCGGCCTGGTATCGCAGGAAGTCGGCGTGATTCATGCTGCCTCCTGTCGGCGGGCCCGGCGTTTTTCCAGCGCGCGGGCTTTTCGTGTGAAAATGGATTTGATGCGTTGAAGGTATGGGATATCGAACCGGCGCGGCTCGTTGTCTGATTCAAGACGTTCGACGCGCTCCAAGCCAATACGCTCAATCAGCCGAATACGATACTCGACGGCATTACCGCTCAATTGACGATTGCACCGGGTGCAGGCTGAGTGGACGTTAAACACGTTGAATTTGAGGTGTGATGCAGCTCCGCGCGAACGGTAATGACTGGCATCAATAGCGCTACCAGTGAGGTAATTGCATTTGCCGAGGAGCGGATTGCCGCAGCTGACGCATTCTTTCCCCTCGTCCCGGATCCGGATGTAGCGGTTGAAGGCCGATTGAGCCTCCTTATCCCACTGGGATTTAGACTTTAGTGACTCGCGCATTTCTTGTCGGCGTTTTCGCCCTGCCTTCTCTGCCTCTTTCTGTTCACTGATACGCTTAGCGGCCTCTTTCACCTTCTGCTTTGCCCTCAAATCCAGCGCGTAGATGGCGCCATGCTCAGGACAGCACCACCAGACGTTGTCGAAGGTAGCGGTGAATTTCTCTTTGCAGACCTTGCAGGTTCGACGGGTTGGTTTACGCATGATTCCTCCGTGCAGCGAGGCGCAGCCATTTCTGATCTACCAGGCGGGCGGTATATCCCTTCAGTGTCGGGATATCGGACGGATTAACCGCGACCTTACGCTTGCGGCGCGCCGGAACGTTGAAGATGTGATTTGTGATGACGCGTGCGAGAGGATTACCCACGGGAAGCCCTCCACTCTTGCGCCCAGGCGATGCGCTTACTGGATGCTTCGGAGAACTTCACGCCGCGGTCGGTACCGAACCAGTAAATCGCCTCGATGACATCGACCATGTAGCGCTTGCTGGATTTTGATGTGCGGACGCCGAAATAAACGCGGCCGCCGTTGATGCCCGGCGCGGATTTCTGCTCCTGGTTCTGGGTCTGGTTCACCAGAACGGTGATGAGGTCCTTCCACTCTTCGCGGGTCAGCTTTTCGCCGTACCAAACCACCTGATCAGACAGGTCTTTCAGTAGCGGCCACATCAAACGATTCTGCTTATCGGTGCGCGTCTCTTCCCGGGCCTCGACCACCATCGGCGCGCGAGGGTTTACCGGTATGGTGCGGATGAATGCTATGAGGTTGTCTTTAACGGTGTCGTTAACGATGCAAAAGTTCTGCTTCATGCGCCACCTCCGAGAGGTAACGCTGAATGTAAAAAATCGCAGGTGCATTTCTGCATCTGTGACAAGGTGAGGAGTTCAGATTGTGGTCGCATTTAAGTCCCCTTAAATGCGCAGAAGTCACCGGAGTTGTTCAGGCTCCGATGACATGATTATGGCTGGATGATTATTGGAAATCAATATGCGGCTTTTGTTGGGTCTTGAATTCCATTCAGCTTACAATAAATTTCATATGGCTTTTCGCTAACTACTGTTTTGAACCCATCGACCAACGTTATTAGAGTACCTTCTTCTTTTTCTAAGAATCTAGAAATGCTATCTCCGTTAATGTAAATATCCCTCTCAGATACCGGGTTCAGGAATCCATGCTTATCTGATACCATCGTTGCCTTCAGTCTTATAATCATAAAAATCTCCTATTTTTGAATGATGTGCTTTTTATCAGTCTTTCGCTTATTGAGTCGATCAATTTATCACTTTGCATAACACTTAACATCACCACGTCGAATGGGTTAGGCATCCTGCACCTCTAGCGCCGCTTCAGGAACTGTATCCGCAATCCAGCCGGAGCATTTCCTGCACCGAAAAACAGTTACACCATCCTGCGAATAAACAAACTGACCTATCACCTCGGGCTCAACGTTCTCATCTGGATAAAACGGTCTCTTCCTGTCGGTGCGGCCGCATGACTTTGGATCGGCGTTTAACTCGATGCTGATTGGCTCACCACAGCTGCATGTCCCTTGGATGATTTCCATCACTTCACCTCCTGCTGCGGCGCTGCTGGCAGTGGCATCCAGTGGGTAATCTCGCTGCTCTGGAATTGCGCCTGTAGTTCGCTTTTGATGAACCACACTGGTCCTTGTCGCTTGCTTTCGCTCCACCACCCCCAATAGTTTCCGGCAGTTTCCGGCATCCGCTCACTGCAAGCCACCCAACCATCCGGCAACTCATCACGATTACTTACAGGTTCGGCACCCTGAAGCATTTCAATCTTATCAAGCATCGCCTGATTATCTTTTAAGTCGCACCCCAGCGCATCCGCAACCTCGCGGAAGAGTTCACGCAACAACTCCCACCGGTCTTTCCATATCGTTACTTCTGACTGGAGCAACCGAATTTCATCAGGCACAGATACCGGCGCTGGCGGGGCGGCGTATAGCTTGATAACACGATGCGGGTCTGCGTTCGGCGTGACAGGGTTTGCAGTAAACAGGTAGCCGCAGCCGTATTTCTCAACATCACGCAATTCTTGCTCGTCAGTCCACGCAACGACATCAGCTTCGAGCGATGCCAGCGCCAGCTTCATCGCCGCCAGCGCCATAGCTGCGTCTTCGTTTACGATGCCAGGTACAGCATCGCGCTCTTCTTCAAGCTCCGCGATGGTCTTCAGTAGCCATTCTTTTAAGGTAGTGCTCATAGGTTAGCCCTCTACTTTGGCGGCATTTTTACGGTTTGAACGACACACCAGAGCCCAAAAATTCATTTCGCAAATCAGCGCCGCCGTTGTTTCTGCCCGGCGACGAAATCCCAATTTATTAGACTTACCAACAGAGCGTTTACGCTGACGCATTACTTTTCTCGTGTGCGCCGCTTGCACTTCTTTTTGTCGCTGCTTGGATGCATAAACACCCTTAGCTGGTATCTTCCGAGCTTGTTTTTGATAAGCAGTTAACAGGTCATGTACTTCTGTAAATTTAGCCATGCTCACTCTCCTTTACCGGCTGCGGCGGCCATCATTTGCAGATATTCGTCTGCATCCTGAACCCATTGACCACCAACGCCGTAATATCTGTGTGTGATGATGTCGATGGTTGCCATAGGGTCATACTCAAGCAGCTGGCGCAGAAAGCCTTCGAGTTCGCCAGCGCAGTGTTTCACGACAGGAAGCTTCCCCGGGTGCCGAACGACGAGAAACTGGTTTCCTTCTTCGCGAATTTCATTGCGCTCCAGCTCAGCAATCCGCTTCTCTGCGGCTGTAAGTTTATCTTCGGTCTCTTTGAGCCTCTCAAGGCGAATAACCATGCCATGAATAACAACTGGCACCTGGTCATCAACGAGGTCGCAAGGTACTTTCAGAGCGCGTTTCCACTCGCGCATTAGGGCGTTGCGCTGTTCTGCAACAGCAACAATGGCTTCAAGTCGATTGATTCTGTTGTCTTTGGCTTCCAGCTCATCCAGCAGCGTCACCGCGTCAAGATCCATCTGCTGTATGATTTCAACGTCAGCGTGCCCGAGGGTGTAACCAGCTTTCAAATCGGCGACTGCTTGCACGGCCTGTTTGTCGATGTTGCTCATTGGGCGGCCTCCTTCTGCGCAATTTCACCCCATGTTTTCAGGCTATCCGTTTGAACACCGACGCCAAGCAGCGCGAGAATTTCTTCAGATGTTTCTCGTACAACTATCTTTTCGCCCGAGGTCATTTTGATGTGGCTTACTCCAGCAAAAAAAAACGACTCAATATGCTCAGCCACAACAAAAACTGGCTCGTAGATTGTTTTCTCTTCCCAACCGATAATCGAATCGACCGGACGAGAAACTGTTGCCTGCTGACTCAGTTTCAAAATTTTCATACCCCTACCCTCCCCCAAACCATCAATACCCGCTTCATCGCCGCGCTGTTGCGGCACTCCTGGCAGATCACGTTTGCCTCTGTACGCTGCACCAGCTTCGAATTACCCTTCTGCATGGCCGGTATGGTTTCCGGTGCGTATTTCATGCCGTAGCTGGTCAGCCGATAAAGCCGCTGGCCGTGCTTGCCTTCGAACTCGATCAGGCCGTCTGCAAACAACGTGCTTAACGGGCCGGAAATCTTTTTGGTGGTCATGCCGATCATGCTGGCAATACGAGCACTGTTCAGGCCCGGGTTATTACGCAGGGCTGCAAGAATTTGCCCACGAATTGTTATGGTCATCAGAATCCACCTCGCTGTGCAGGTTTTGCTTCTTTCTCGCGACGTCGATGACTGGCAGCTTCCTGGTCGCAGTCATAAATCGCGCCGTGGCGCTGCTGGCAGTACACGACACCGGTTTCGCCATGACGGTTAAGGCGCAGCAGCAGCTCTGTTTCGCTCTGGTTGGCGGTTTCGTCGTAGGCACCTTCGCGGTAGATGGCCAGCCAGTAATCGCAATCCTGTTCGATCTGCCCGGTATCGCGGGAATCGCTCGGCAGCGGGCGTTTGTTGGTGCGCTTCTCCAGATCGCGGTTAAGCTGGGTCAGCAGCACGACAACGCAGTCCAGCTCCTTGGCGAGCATCTTCAGGCCCTTGGTTATCAGCCCGTAGGCCAGGTCGTTACGCTCAGCTTTATCGGCGGTCATCAGTGTCAGGTAGTCGACCAGCACCATGCCAACCTTTCCGCGTTCGCGCTTAATCCGGCGAGCTTCAGCAACGATGTGAGACAGCCCAATGCCTGGTGTGTCGTCGATCATCAGGTTATTGGTATCAATCAGAGCACTCATTACCCCTGTCGCTTTTTGCAGATCAGCGTCCCAGTCGCCTCGGTAACCGAAATCTTCTTTGGTCATGTCCGGGTAGAACAGGTTTGGCGTCAGGCGGCTCTGCTGGGCTGTGATCTTCTCGACCATCTGCCCTTCTGGCATTTCCAGCGAAAACATCAATGCAGGCTCGTTCTCCACGGTGGCGCAGTTAACGGCCATCTGCGTGTACAGCGTGGTTTTCCCCATCTTTGGACGCGCGCCGATGACGAAAAGACTTCCTCGCACGATGCGCTTCACGCCCAGCAAATCGTCAAGGGATGGCAGCCCGGAAGACAGCCCACGACTACGACCGTTCGGCTTGCAGCGTTCGTCGAATTCTTCAGTCCAGTCAGCTACCGCGTCATGGAATGAACGGAGACCTGTCTTTTTGCCGGTTCGCGCGTAATCGCTGATCTCCGTGAACAGGCTCTGAATGGCTTCGAACTTGTCAGCGGTAGACATCCCGTTGCGCGCATACAGCAGTTCGGTTGCCTTGGTGGTCATGTCGATGCCATAGCGCTCCATGGCCTTCTCGCGAACCACCATGGCGTAGTGAACGATATTCGCTGCGCTCGGAGTGTTCTTCGAGAGCTCGGCCATGTAGGCAAAACCGCCTGCTGTCTCGGCCAGGTCTTTGGCTTCCAGTGATTCAGTCAGAGTGATCAGGTCAACCGGTTGCTGCTTAGCAACGAGCTCGCGCATCTCAGCGAAAATTACCTGGTGAGATCGCAGATAGAACGACTCCGGCTTCAGCATTGCCATAGCTTTCTGGCAGCGGTCACTTCCGGTATCCAGCATGATGCCACCCAATACGCTCTGCTCTGCTTCGAGGCTGTGAGGAACGGTCAGGAAATCAGAGGTCATCACAGGCCCCCTCGCGCGTCTTCGCATACACATCGACGTTCAGGAAGTATTCGAGAGCCTTGCGCCGCCATGTGCGACCGGTGCGCTGGTCTGGACGGTTCTCCAGCATCCAGCGGCAGTTGGTGGCGATGTAGCTCAGATAGGATTCCCAGTCACTTAAGGTGAATTTATGGCCATCCAGTTGCTGAGTTACTTTCCCGGCCTTCTGCCAGAAGGTGCGGATCAGAGCACGGCGCTTGTCAGTTAGTATCCTGATGCTCTGCGCTTCAGGCAGTACGCGATGGTAAACCTCGACAACCTGCTCACAGCTGAGAGACGGTTTTTTCTGCTCTGGTTTTTCTGCTGCTGATGCAGACTCTCTTACGTTAGTAAGAGAGTTATTTAATATATTGTTATCTGTGGACACTGGCTGGACATCGGCTGGACACCCCACCTCCACAGGCATTGGAACTACTGCGTTTGGGCTGGACACTGGCTGGACATCGGCTGGACAAAAATTTGACTGATATTCGTCATATTTGACCACTTTTAGAACGGTAAAACGGTTGTTCGATTTGGTGGTGATCATGCCCAGGTTCTGGAATTTACGGAGAAGTGATTTAACGCGATCAGCGGTCAAACCCGTTTCCATTGCCAGCGTGTTTCGCCCGGTAATGAACTTTCCGCGTTCGCAGATCACATCACCGACATCAGTCGATACCAGTGTCTGTTCGTGATTAGCACGCAGGAGCAGGTGAACCCATAAATGAGCCGCCTCAGCGTCCTTGTAGAACGGCACATCCATAATTTTACGGTGCAGCAAGGCAAACCCCTTACCGCCATTCGTGCGCGGTTTCTGGAGCCTTCTGGCCTCTCTGGCTTCGGCTAAATTAGATACGTTACCCACGGCCACTCTCCTTACGTTTCAGCTCTTCCAGGATGGCGCGCATCTTCTCTGCCACAATCGGATTAACCGAGCGGATGAAGCGGTCGCGGGTTATGTTTTTATGTACAGCGGTATGGTAATAGCGTGGATTTTTTGCCATTATTCCTCCTGCAATGAGTGCACACGATTTGCATCTGAAGGCCAGTTCTGTTCGCGCAGACTGGCTTTCGCCATTTTTGAAACTTCCCATCACATAACCCCTAACATCGAAGTGACCATAGCCATCAGCGGCGCGGTCAGATCCGGGTCGACACGGAACATCTCTACAATCCCCTCACTGAGTTCCTTGAGCTTCTGGTGACGCGGGGCGTTCATCGCAACGGCCACTTTCGCCTCGCTCGTTTCTTTCTCAAGTCGAGCTAAGCGGGACATAAAACTGTCCTCTGGAAGAAGTCGATGGCGATACTCCAGCGGCAAAACGGCCATGATTGCGGGCGTCAGCTGGCGCACGTTCTCGCGGTACTGTTCGGAGTCGAAACGGTTATCCAGAAAGCGGAACAGCTTCTGGCGCGCCCGGCTGATGTCTTCCGGAAAGCTGATGGCGGTCCCGCCCTGCTCCCGGTATTCGTTGATGATCAGCGCAGAAACGACGTCCTGATTGTCCAGCGCCGATGACCATGCCCGGACCGCATCGCGGATCTTTTCGTGGTCTGGCGCCGCCTTATGTTGAGCGCGGTTTATCATCGCCCCCGGGTGTATTCCGGTATTGTGTTGATACGCAAGTGAATGCATTGCTTTCCCTTTCGTGGTTAGGCCGCAGTATCACGCGGCGATGCGAATACCAGGCTTTCTTTGAGGACCGGAGCCTGACGGTGAAAATTCTTCGTGCCTTTCTCGATAGCAGATGCCATTTCTGGAGATGCCCGGCGATTTCCGTAGGCGATCTGGTCCAGGTAACCTGGCGTCGTGTTAGCCAACTTTGCGAGCTGCGCCCATTCGTCGGTAGTGGCGGCCTTGCGCCAGCGGTGTAGTTCAGTGCTCATTGTTGTCTCCGGGTGAGTCGTTTGATTTGGAGTTTAGCGTTATGCTAAATACTACGCAAGCATCATTTAGCAATTTGCACATTTATCATTTTGCTAAAAGCAGTAACAATGCAGGTATGGAAAATAAAGAAATCAGAAAAGCCAACCTGGAAGCGCTGTACGAGAAGCGCCAGCACGAGTCTGGAATGACAAAGGCGCAGTTCGCCGAACTCATCGAGACAAGTCCGGCTGCGCTTAGCCAGCTACTGGGACCAAACCCTCATCGCAATATCGGCGATAAGATGGCTCGCAAAATCGAAACTGCGCTTGATCTGCCTTTTGGCTGGATGGATGTTTTACACGCCAGTGAAGAACCTTCGAACGTTGCATTTCGAGGACTGAACGAGACAAAAGGAAGTTATCCTGTAATCAGCTGGGTAAGCGCGGGTCAATGGATGGAAGCTGTAGAACCTTATCACCGAAGAGCGATAGATCGCTGGTATGACACGACTGTTGACTGCTCAGAAGATTCATTCTGGCTGGACGTTAAAGGGGATTCTATGACCTCCCCGGCCGGCCTGAGCATACCAGAGGGAGCAGCGATACTTGTTGACCCTGAAGTCGAACCGCGCAACGGGAAGCTGGTTGTAGCAAAGCTGGAAGGCGATAACGAAGCGACCTTTAAGAAGCTTGTAATCGATGCCGGCAGACGCTTCCTTAAGCCACTTAACCCCGCATATCCAATGCTAGAGGTTAATGGAAACTGCAAAATTATCGGCGTTGTGGTTGATGCCAAAATACTAAACATCCCATAACCTCACGCAAAACCCCTCAAGCCCGCCATCGTGCGGGCTTTTTTACGTCCTGAATTCCTGCTCTGTAAATTTTTAATCTCTTATTAATCAATACGCTAAATAAAACCACTCAATAATTTAGCATTTTGCTATTGCGCATAATTTAGCATCACGCTAAATTTACCCCATCGAAACGAAACATCGACAGCTGAGCGAAGTTAGCCAGCGGCGGACAGCAAGTCGCCTGCTTTTTAACAACATGCAGATTTACAGCGTCAATGACCTGTTAAGACCCCTACACGAAAACGTGCTGTATCACCGGGTGCGATCCGGTCGGTGAGAGAGTATCCCCGCGCGAGAGCGAGAACGGCGTGAGAACGGGCAACACTGGCAGAGAGTTGGCGCTGATTCAAGTTAGAGAAGTGATTCCAATGAAGCGCTAAAGCGGACAGACCGCACTTTCAAGCCGCAGTAATGATGCGGCCCCGAGTCTCCGTGAGAGAGCCAGACGCAGGTCCGAACTGCGACATACCGCTGGTCAGGGTTAAACGAGGAAAAGGGTATGCCGGTAAAGCAGCGCGAACGCCAGACGCGCACCGGTTATGAGCGGCGATGAGCGACGGAGTCTCAAGGGCATGAGCGCGGCCACTGCGAGAGTGTGGCGAAGTACCACAGGAGTGTTTTGGGGTGTGGTGGGCAGCTGATTCGTGATGCTCGCGGATCAATCCGGTCCACGAATCCACCACACCGACCAAAGCATTTCTCCCGCATCAGCGGGTAACGACAGAGCCAGCCTCAAGCACCGGGCGCCGATGCTTGGTGATGGTAATACTGCCATCTCAACTGCACAGGAGACGATGATCCTGTTCTGGTTGGATTGGAAAAGTCTTCTTGGCCCGCCAGCGCGCGGGCATTTTTTTGGAGGTTGCATGTTTGCTACTGATATCTCACTGAAATACGGCACTCATCAGCCAGAGACGATTCTGGAAACAATGCCGATTGAAGAGGCCTCCGAGATCATCAAGGAGAAACTTCGTGATGAAGTGCGACAGGAACTCGAGTGCGAGTATGGCGATCGACTTTATGAGGCTGAAGAAGAGGCATCAAACTGGGAAAGCAGAGCTGACGACTACGAAAGTGATGCAACTTGCCTGGCTAAAGCCATAAGAGAGGCTTTTGAATCTGCGAGCTTTGAAGATGCGAAGCTGATTCTCGAGCGAGCCATGCGTGACCACAAAGACTATTTCTGAAGACCCGCCACGGCGGGTTTTTTATCGGCCATACATAGGCAGATTTTCGAGTCTGCCCATTTATGACAACCGGCGGCCATCCACCGCCCATTGAAACACTGAATAAATGCGTTGAAGTCTTGTATTAACCGTTCCGTTCGCCGCGATAAGGCCAAGAGGATTTATGACAATTGATTTTGAAGTGAACGCTACAGGTATTGATGTTTCAACAAGTGGTTACCGCGACCACGTCAATTTAGAAGTTCGTGGCGTGGAACTCTCAGACCTTATTTCTGAAATTGAAGGCAAGGCGCTCTTTCAGGAAATTGATCTTGATGACTACATAGACTGGGCTGAGGCCGCTGGTCACATCGAAGACATTCTTGAAAGGATTGATGTAGATGAAGTTATCGCATGGTTGCGCAGCAATGGACACCTGGAGACTGAATCATGACAGTCACCCACAACGGCAAACAATACAGCGTCAAGCGCTGTGCCCTGAACAATAACGAATGGCGGCTAACGTCGCTAACCATCCCGCGGGAGCAGGTCACATTGAACCGCTGGCAGATGCACGTTTCTGGCTTGCTGGCTCAGGTGGAGGGTAAAAAATGATGCACCACTACGGGTATGTGGAAGTTAATCGCGGCGCAGTTCGGCCTGGAATGTTGGTTAAGCACAAAGACGGCATGTGGACGGCATCAGCCAACAAGCGCGGAAAGCTCTATCTTCACCGCGGCTGTGAGCGCACCTTCACCAGAGAGCTTCTGGTTGAGGTTTATCTTGATGGCCGCGGCGGGGGGTTGAGTCATTAACCCATTATTTGTTTGGGCCGTGAGGTGCAAGCTTAAACTCCAGATGATACAGCTTGCCGTCAGGTGCCTGGAAGTCGACCTCGAATGAATCCGGCGGATTGAATGGGTCAGGTGCGTTTCTTGCGATACACGTAGAACGCCACGCAATATGACCATTCTTGCCTAAGCCAAGCGAGCGTGACTTCCACCAGTCATACCATGACTGATCATGCGGCTGGTCACTTCCCTTTTCTCTCACAAACCAATGATTCCGCTTCGAGCGCTTACCCATTTCTTTAGTTGAGTACATTGGGGAAGAGCATTTTTTATTTATCAGCATTTAGTCACCTTGCTTGTTTCCGCTGCGCTTCATTCATTCTGATCCGTATCGCTGTTTAATCAAGTTTCACATTGAAATACCGGGCTGGCTTCACGCAGCCGGGATCTGCACATCCAAATTTCAGGAGTTCAGCCATGAACACATACCTCACTTACGACCGCATCGAAGATCGGCTGTGGGTTGAACAGCAGCTCACCGACGAGAAGGAAAAGTGGATCGACGACCGGGCGCAGCAAATCATCGACATGATGCCAAAAGAGCCGTCCGGCCTCTTCCATTTCTCGGTCCCGATTGACTCCAGCCCATACGAAGGACTTCGCAGCGATAAAGCTGGCGAGGCCTACAACGATTTCATTTCGGCAGTTGCTTACGCCCAGGCGGAATACGACTGGGAACACCGTACCGGCTGCCCGTTTTAAGGATGCATGAAATGTCTGAAACTAAAACTCACTACCGAAAAGCTTTTGACTCCCCTTACCTGAGCAGCGCCGATATCGTTGAGCCAACGGTGCTGACGATCGCCCGGGCAACGTTAGAAAACGACAAAACAAAAAAATCCAAAGACGTTTTTAACACCGCTTATTTTGAAGAGCGCGAACTGCGCCCCGGCGAAAAGCTTAAGCCGATGATTTTGAATGCAACCAATAGCAAGATGCTGAAAAGCATCACCGGATCCCCCTTCCTTGAGGATTGGGTAGGCGTGAAGGTCACTGTTTACGTCGATAAAAATGTCCGGTTCGGAAAGGAATCGGTTGAAGGTCTCCGCTTAAGCCCGGCGCGCGTCACAAAACCGGTGCTTTCGCCGGAAAAAACGCAGGCATGGAATAACGCCAAAGCTGCCTTCAAGCGAGACGGCAACCTTGATGCAGTGCTGGCGAGAATGGATATTTCTCCAGAGCATCGGCGCCAGCTTGAGCAGGAGTGTTCATCATGATCTGGCACGACGTCGAGCAAAACGGTGAGGAGTGGGATGCTCTTCGCCTAGGTAAGGCAACCGCTTCAAACTTCGGCCTGATCATGGCTAACGAAGGAAAGGCGTTTGGTGAACCAGCCAAGCGTTACGCCCTTCAGCTGGCGCTTGAGCAAATTAAGGGGTGCAAGTCTGAGTTTGGCTTCTCAAACGACCACATGGAGCGCGGGCACGAACAGGAGCCCATTGCCCGCATGCTTTACGAAGAGATGAACTTTGTCGACGTGGATAACGGCGGGTTCTTTGATCACGAAACGTATGGCGACAGCCCCGACGGCCTCGTTGGCCAGGACGGGCTCGTTGAGATTAAGTCGGTCATTGCCGCCACTCACTACTCCACCCTCACCCGCGGCTCCTTCGATCCGGCATACAGATGGCAACTGGTCGGTCACCTTGATTGCTCCGGCAGGGATTGGGTGGACTTCATCAGCTACTGCTCAGACTTCCCGGACGGTAAGCAACTCATCGTCTATCGCCTTACAGCTGCTGAATGTGAATCAGAAATAGCCCGGCTACAAGCGCGCCGAAAAGACTTCCTCGAACTTGTTGCGGACACGAAGCGCCGCATTCTGGAGCTCGAATGAAACGCACACCCTTCTACCGCAGGCCCGGGCGAACCGGGCAATTCTCTGGCCTCCGTGAGCGCGTTATCTGGATGATTCAGACGCGTGGACGCCCGGTAACCGGCAGCGAAATCGCTGAGAAGTTTGGCGTAACGCTCATCGAGTTTAACCGGGTCGCCAACGGCATTACCCGCGGCTCCGGACAGATAGCACAGATCGTTGAGTCGAAAAAATGGCTGAACGAGGACGGCATCTGCGACCGCGCTTTCGACCTCGTTACGAAGCCGAAGGTTGTTACGCCGCAGGGCAAATCGCGCCTGTTCACCCGACGCGCCATAGAGCAATCGCAGGAAGGTAGACGGCAGGAATGCATAGCGCGTGCCGCCCGCCGTCGCCGCCTCATTGCTCAGGGCCTCTACATCGACGAAATGGAGTCAGTGCTATGAAAGCGTGGTCACTCGAAGAGCTTGCGCTGCTGTGGCGGCACTCAAACGCTGAAGTCGCGGAGATTACTGGCCGCTGCATTGAAGAGGTAGGAGATAAGCGGCTGCAAACCAATATTGAGCGTAATGGCTGGGATGTTAACGATCCGGATCGGGAGGGTGTATGACCGATTACACCGGCAGCAACACGCCAGCGGATCAGCGCGACCTCTGGCGCACTCCACCAGCCCTCTTCGCTTCCCTTGATGCTGAGTTCTGCTTCCAGCTGGATGCCGCCGCGGCGCCTCATAACGCGCTGTGCCGGAAGTTCATCACCGCCGAGCAGAATACACTGGAGACTCCCTGGGCTGATTACCTGAATGTACCTGGCTACGTCTGGCTTAACCCGCCTTACAGCGACATTACACCGTTCGTGAAGAAGGCCGCCGCCGAGAGCGCCAATCAGATCGGCACGGTCATGCTGGTACCGGCAGACACATCAGTTGGCTGGTTCAAAGAGGCAATCCAGACCGCCAGCGAGGTTCGCTTCATCACCGCCGGGCGGCTGGCATTTATCAACCCGGTCACCGGTAAGCCGGTATCGGGAAATAACAAAGGCTCGATGCTCATCATCTGGCGACCGTACCCGCGTACACATTGCCACTTCGCAACTGTGGACAGGGACGAGCTGATGGCTTTCGGGGAGAAACTTCTCGCCCGCCGGGAGGCCGCATGACGCCAGAAACTGACAACGCCATCCGCGCCGCCTGCCGCCGCTGCACCGAGGAAATCCAGCAGGCCATGCGCAAGAAGCCAAAGCCTAACTGGAACGAAACGGTGCCTCCCATCATCAACAAGCATCACAAGAAAATAGAAGCTCTGGGAGTTAGCCTCCTGGAGTTCGTCGTCAAAACTGGCCGCCTTAATGGGCGGTTTGGAGTTGAATCGTGACCAAATCACTACGCATTGAATTAGGTGACAAATATGTCGTCACCGGCTCGGCACATGACCTGATTTTGAATGAGAAGAAGATTGCCAAGGAAGGTAAATCAGCCGGGCAGGAAGTGCTTTCGCGGCTGGGTTATTTCAGCAAGTTCGAGCATCTAGTGCGGGAATTAATGCACAGGGAAATTCTGGAATCTGAAGCGCAGACGCTGACAGAACTGCGTGACCACATTCAGCAATTCAGCGAGAGGCTGGGTAAGGCGGTAGGATTATGAGCAAGTACCCAAGGGTGGGTGGCGTGTCAGCCAAAAGCAAAAACACCTCTGCTAAATGCAAATGCGGTGCAGTGGCGAAGTATAAAACGACCGTGGAAGTGAATATTTTCCGTGGCGATGACGAAGTGGTTTGGTCCTGTAACGAGCACAAGAAGGATTGTGCATTTCTGGTCAGTGGGCAAGGAGGTGCAGCTTGACTCTATCGCTTAACAGGCTGAAAGAGTTGCTTTTCTATGACCCTGATACTGGAATATTCACATGGATTTCATCAACAAATAACCGTAGACCGCCTGGAGAAACGGCGGGGTATATAAACAGTCTTGGTTATGTCCAAATTGGCATAGATTGTGGTCACTATAGCGCGCACAGGCTCGCCTGGATGTATGTTCACGGAGAACTTCCTGAGCTAGATATTGATCACATTAACGGGAACCCATCTGATAATCGACTCGAGAACCTTCGACTTGTCACGCATCAGCAGAACATGTGCAACAGAAAGAAAAGGAATGATAACTCTTCAGGTTATCCCGGGGTTTGCTTTCACAAAACCAATAACAAATGGCATGCGAGCATAAGAGTAAAAGGTAAGCGCATCCACCTTGGGTATTTTAAAACAGCAAAAGAGGCATATGACAAATATGTTGAGGCTTCAAAAAAATATCACTCCCAATACACAAGAGCCCAACCCTTATCGGGCTCAGAAAGAAGCGACCACCACAAGGCCTCTTAAAGAGGCTTTTTTATTGCTGGCGTTCACATTCAACCGAATTAACCGACAGTTCCGGGAGCATTGACCATGGCAGACATCATCGATACCGCAGCAGAGATTGAAGAGCTTCAGCGTAACGCTGCCCTTTCCGCTCACCGCGTAAACCTCAACGCCGTATCAGCTGAACATTGCGCGGAGTGCGACGAACCAATTCCTGAGCCGCGACGCGCTGCCGTTCCCGGCTGCCAGACATGCGCGGAGTGCCAGGGAATTCTTGAGTTGAAATGTAGACACATTAGAAACTAGCTGAAAGGCCAGTAAATAACTGGCCTGAGTACTAGTGCTCTTGTTTTCTGGAAGATACCATTGCTGGCAGCTGAAAAGCATAAATTAGGAAGACTTCAGTAAAACCTATCAGTTCTTCAGCCTCTGCTTTGGAGAACTCTTCATCTGAGTGCACAGCTCCGTTGGAATCTACACGCACAATGTGCGCCCAGTCTTTCATCTGCTCAGTAATTAGTCCCTTAGAGTGTAGAATTGAAATTCTTTGTACCAACGTCTCTTTTTTTGAATCCTCACCTAATAGAGTTCTGGTAGCTATATCAATGGTTTTTCTGCATAACATAACGGCAGTATCAAACTTGCCTCTCTGAAGATTATCTTTTGACTCAATGAAAGAATCGGCCGCTCTAACTGGAGTCGCATCAGGCGCAAGAAGCACTGAAGGCTCTGGATAAACAGCCATCAATTCGTAAGGGCTTTCTGAGCGAGGAATTACAAGATCCACCTCAGAGTGTTGCCTAGACTGCTTGTATGGACCCAAATCCATACGAGGTGACATCACAACCGCTATCCCCGCCTGGGCGCAACTCCGGCAAAAGAAAGCTACATCATAAATATAGTTAGCATGACGATGATGTTCACCGAATGCTTCCAAGACAGCATTTTCTTTTTTACAGTGCGGACAAGTTATATCAAACGATAGCATCCCCATCAAACTGCTCCATTTAGCGATCGTTATTGAAAGGCATGAAACATACCTATTTTATTTCGAGATACGACTTAACCAATTTACCTGTAATTTTTCAGTATGCAAAAACCATCGTCACAAATTCATTGATTCCGATTAATCAACACGTCAACGCGGCCTCGCTTATAATGCCTGGTGGCTAAGGAGTTCTAATGGCTAAGCTTCTCAACTTGCAGGAATGGGCTGCTGAGGTCTACACGACTCCACCCTCCCTTTCCACTCTGCGTCGATGGACGCGGGAGGGGCGAATTTATCCCGCGCCGGAGCTGCACGGAAAGGAATATAAGGTTCAGCCTGACGCTATCTACGTGGACCCGCGCAAGAAGAATCTGCGCGCTAAACCGAAACACACCAAACTGCCGTCCGGCGGCACCTTACTGGAGAGACTGACTCATGGCGAAAAGGCCAGTACGTTACGACGCTAACCTGCCCCGTAACCTGACCTATCGTAAAAGAGACAGACTTTACAGCTGGCGCAATCCGGTGACCGGGCAGGAGATTTCTCTTGGCCGGATTGATCGCAAGGATGCTGTTGCCCAGGCCATTGAGGCCAACAACTACATCGACCAGAATTACCTTCCCTCTTCTCTCCTGGATCGCATAAAAGACGTGCCCACTTTCACAGTGGCTGCATGGCTGGAGCGTTACGAGGTGATTCTCGAGCGGCGCGAGCTGAAACCAAACACGATGAAGGTCAGGCGAAACCAGATCGCCACCATTAAGGAAGAGTTCGGCAAAATTCCCCTCGCTTCTGTCACGACAAAGGACATCGCTTCATTCCTTGAAGCGTATATTCTCTGCGATAAAAAGAGCATGGCTTCCGGGCTCAGGTCTGTGCTGATGGACATCTTCAGGGAGGCGATTGTGGAAGGACATGTCGACAGGAACCCGGCAGAACCGACGCGAACGCCGACACCGAAAGTTAAGCGAGAACGCTTGCTGCTCGAACAATTCACGGTCATCCGCCAGGCTGCGTTAACTCATTCTGAATGGGCGCCAAACGCATGCGATCTGGCACTGGTCACCGGCCAGCGGCGGGAGGATATCTCACTGTTCAGGTTCAGTGACATTAAAGATGGGAGGCTTTTCGTTACGCAGGAGAAAACAGGTCACAAACTGGCACTTCCCCTTGATTTGAGGCTGGACGTCGCCGGGCTTGTGTTGCAGGATGTCATTGATCGATGCCGGGTGAACAACCCTTCCGACTTCATGCTTTACTCTCCGGTCCGCCGCGGGGGAAGAAAGCCGGGGCCGCTAACTCCTGACGGACTCACCCAAGCCTTTGCAGAGATAAGGGATTCGACCGGGTTAAAATTCGGACCTAATCCACCTCCTTTCCATGAGATCAGAAGTCTGGCGAGCAGGCTCTATGAAAAGGAGCGCGGGGAGGAATTTGCTCAGCGCTTACTCGGCCACAAAAATTTAACAATGACCAAAAAATACCTGGACGCACGTGGTGCAGAGTATGTTATGGTTTAGACAGGATATGGAAAATTCGAGTAATTTTCGGGGGATTTCGTGTTAATACCGGAAAAGCGTTTGAAAAACAAATAGATAAAAAGAGACCGAATACGATTCCTGTATTCGGTCCAGGGAAATGGCTCTTGGGAGAGAGCCGTGCGCTAAAAGTTGGCATTAATGCAGGCTCAATCGCCTTGCCCTTTAAGAATAGATGACGACGTCAGGTTTTCCAGTCCACAGTAAAAGTGGTCTGAAAAAAAGCGTCAGAACATCACTAAATGTGAAAAACCGCAGAGCTTTTACAAGCACCTGCGGTTTTTTTTTACTGGAAACCTGACGGCTAGCAGAGCTTTTCAGCGCGCTCAATAAACGGTGCCAGACTTTTCTTCTGCCCGGGGTTTGCCGGGTCATCCACCTGGATCACGCTGACAGGCTGTCCGTTACTTTTCCCGCTGGCCACCTGCTGCTCCGCTACGTCATTTAACGGATACTGCACGAGCGTACTGGGATTAATGACATACAGCGCGTTACCGGGACGGCAGGTGAGCATGACCTCTTCACGATTAAATGCCCAGTTGTCCTTGCCCACTTCAAACCGGCTGACGGTGATGACCTGCGGCGCGGCCAGCGCACTGCTGGCACAGGTGAGAAGTAAAAGAGAAAGCAGTGTCTTTTTCAT